TAATTATCAACACGCCATCAGAATCCCCCAGACCCTATTGTCAACCCCTGTAAAAACTGTCCAAAAATCACATGTTATCAATGGGGGTCAATTTAAATAATCCATAGGGGGTCAATTTGTTGAGAATATCCAGCTTAGGTCAAGACTATCAATTTTTTCTTTAATATCTGCATTCATTGTTGCGAAATTTTTGGTGTCGTTTTGAAATTTTGTGGCTTCGGTTGCGGGGGTTTCGCTAAAATGACGTAACTTTGCTATTTGTAAGCGTTCATTTTCGCTTTAACTTTGCAACGTGTTCCGTTTACGCTTGCAAAGATACACAATATTTGGTGTTTGTCAATAGGTGACACCAAATATTTTGCAGGAATGGCGCGTTAAAAAATGTTACATAATTAAAGATGAATAATTTAGACATTAAGAAAATTCGCACAATGTTGGGTTTTACGCAAAAGCAACTTGCGGAAACGGTCGGCGTGTCGGTAAATACAATTCAAAATTGGGAGTCGGGTGGCAAAATCCCGAAGTCAAAACACCCAATATTGCAATCGCTGATAGCAAAGCCCCATATTGTTTACGGCGGGCAACACGTTCAAAACGGCGACGCAATCAACGGCGACAAGATTGTTCAGGAAGTTGCCGACGTGAAAGAATGCGTTGATGAAGTTGTCCAAGAAGAAGTCAACATCAAAAAGGTTGTTGCGTGTGAAGCCGACCGCCTTTTGTCGCTGCTTGAAGCAAAGCAAAGGTCGGTTGATAACCTTATCGAGCAACAAGCCCGATTCCTGACTATTATTGAAAACCTATCAAAACCCCAATAACGATGATTGAAATTGAAGTCAACAAATATTATGGCGTTCCGGCTTATTACTCCGTGATGCCGGAACAAATCTTTGATGCCCTTGAATTGGCATCCCTCAAAGGTGAAGAAACCGTCATGGTCAGCAAGGCACAATTCGACAAGATGATTGCCGATTATAAAATCAAGATGAACCATGAATAAGACCGTCAATTGGCTGCTTGCGTTGCTCGCTTGCGTTCTTGTGTCGGGTTGCAGTTCGACCAATGACAATTCCGAGGATGAACCCGCCGTGATTCTTTCGACCATCGTAGGGCGGTGGAATGTAACGTCATATCAGGACGGCACACATTTCATTCCGGCGACCAATCCCGAATATTTCGATTTTTCGCCGGACGGCAACTTCACCCATGTTTATGAACACACCGCCGATTTGGTGGACACTACCACGGGAATTTACACCTATGACCAGGAAAAGCAATCAATCCACGTTGAAGAACCGCGCGGTTGGAATCTTGACATTGCTGTTCAATTCCTATCGGACACAGACGGCGGCTATAAAGCCGTGTTCAACGTAAAAGGGCGCACCCCCGCGCAATTAAAGGTTGTTAGGGTTCAACGTCAATGATGCAAATGCAATCCAACTGCAATGCAAATTTGTGCAAAAGAAAAGAAAATAAAAGAAAAGAAATATATCTTCGATATAATATAAAATAGGGCAAAACAAGTTTTGCTTTTCTTTATAAGGCAATGAAATCAAAATGAAAAAATCAGTCAACCCCCAAGCGATTGAAATAACCAGCCGATTCTTTCAAGCCCTGAATCTCGCTATCGAGTTGGGCAAGGTCGATGGCATCAAAGGATTTTGCGAGGCGCACCACTTGAACCGGGTAAAATATGCGACCTTGAAAATGACCATCGACAAGCCCGTTGATGAAATGACTTACAAGTGCATTGACGTGGACGCATTGGCGGGCATCTGCAATGACTTCGGGGTGTCGGCTGAATGGTTGCTTCTCGGACGGGGCAAAATGCTTAAAACGGACGCAAAATGAGAATAAATTGGTCAGTCAAATTCTTGCCGCACAAACGCGGCAAAGATGTTTGTCCAATCCGAATGCGCGTGACGCTCCGGGGGCAAATACCCCTTGATTTTCCTTTGGGGCAATCCGTGAATCTTGATTCGTGGGATGCCGACACGCAAAGGGTCAAGCCGGACAACCCGGATGCAATGACAATCAACCGCATCATGGATGAATGGCGGTCGGCAATCGGTGAAGTTATGGCGCGTTATGAATTGCTTGAAAAGCGTGTTCCCGACCCCGGCGAAGTCAAGGAATTATTCAACGATTTGGTCGGACGTAACACCGCCCTTAAAGAAGTAATCCAAGACCCGGTTTCATTGTCGTTCTTCCAAGTTTATGACAAATTCACGTCAACCGTCGGGAATGAAAATCAATGGACGGCGGCGACGTTTCAAAAGTTCAAGGCATTAAAGAAGCGGTTGCAGTCATTCGACGCGCTTTTGTCCTTTCACACCCTGACCGACGCAAAGATGCAAGAATTTGTCGCCCACATGATGAAAAAGGGCTTGAAGAACACGACCATTGCCAAGAACCTTGCTTTTGTCCGTTGGTTTGTCAGGTGGGCGGCGGTTCACGGTTATTATTCCGGCAACGTGCATGAAACATTCCGCCCGAAACTAAAAGGCACGGACGGCAACGCAAAGGAAATAATCTATTTGACACAAGAAGAAGTCCGGGCAATGTCCGAAATGACATTCACGGATGCCGACCGACACTTGGAACACACCCGCGACGTGTTCTTGTTTTGTTGTTACACCGGGCTTCGATTCTCCGATGTCGCCAAACTGAAACGGTGTGATGTCAAAGAAACTTACATTGACGTGGTGACACAAAAGACGGTTGACGGGCTGAAAATCGAGTTGAACAAGCATTCCCGCGCAATACTTGACAAATACAAGGACGTAAAATTTCAACACGACCTTGCCTTGCCCGTGCCATGTAACGTGCGGATGAATCTTTATTTGAAAAACATTGCGAAAGCTGCGGGCATCGACACCCCGACGCGCATTGTGTATTTCAACGGCAACCAACGGCATGAAGAAGTCTTGCCGAAATGGGCGTTGATAACAACACACGTCGCCCGGCGCACATTCGTTGTCACCGCCTTGCAACTTGGAATCGCCGCCGAAGTTATTATGCGATGGACGGGGCATTCAAAGTTTGAAGCGATGAAGCCTTACATCGCCATTGTCGATGAATTGAAAAGACAATCAATGACAAAGTTTGATAAATTGTGATGGTACACGATAAGGTACACGAATTTTGAAGCCCGAATTGACACGCCATGACATCGCCCAATATCAAAAAATCATGCAACAATCACATTTTCACCGACTTGGCATTGTGTGAAACCCTTGAATGTCAGGCGTTAGGCTCTCGTCCTCTCCGCCCTGTGATAAAAGTCGAGAATCAACCCTCGACTTTTATTTTTATAATTGAATGAAGATTAGACGATTACATCGTTTCTGTACTATATGGATTACTTTGTATCAAACTGGTCTTTCCGGCAGTATGAATGAAGTTTTGTGCACAGCACAAATAAATACTGTGATCTCAAAGTTGTTCGCCCGTAAATCTTCATTCAAATGGCGAATATTTCGTTAAAATTTACTAACAGAAATGGACGGTTCTGCCTGTGCGCAACCGTCAAGGGAACTTCTATCCGGCACTATCGAGCCGTTGATGAACTCAGAAACCCCGACTTCAAGACATGGGATAAGTCGGCACAAAGATTTGTATCTCGCCGCCCTATCGACAGTGCTAACAACAAAATCCTGAGTGATGTCCTCAGATACTACGAGGACTTGCTGGAAAGGTATGACTTTGAATCTGGTAGAGAACTGTTTGCATATCAAGAGGAAACAGAGCTTCTTGCCGCTCAAGAGTCAAAGCCTAAGCCTCAATTATCCAAACCTCCAAAGAAAACAGTCACCCCACCCAGTGTGACAAGCAATGCTATGCCCGGTGACAATATGACTTTGGGCAAATGGCTGGAGCAGATCATTGAGGAGATAAAGAATCCTAAACGGCTGAAACCCTCTGCAAGCTATCAAGGATATTTAACACTTCTGCACAAGCTGGAAGCTGAAGGAAAGCTCATAAAACAGCCTCTGACAGCCCTTGGAGACAATAGTTTTGTGCAACTTATCAAGTGGCTGAACAAACAGAAGGGTAAAAATGGCAAAGGCACTAACTTTATCGGCACGATGAAAATATTCGCTGCCGCTATCAGTAGGGCTCGAAAAGCGCGTCTGATAACCTACCGCCCTGACTTTCCATATATGGATTATGCTCCAATCCATAAAGTGACCGATAAAGCCAAGGATTTTCTTTCTAATGGAGGAGCTGTCCAAAGTCTGACACCTGAGCAATATGAGCAGTTTGTTCAAATGGACCTCAGCGAAATCAAAATGGCTCGTGGCCCACAAATGGAATACTACAAGGAACTCTATCGGGATTTCTGTATGCTCCTGTATGAAATGAAATCTCGCCCCATAGATATACTGAGGCTCCACTGGGACAATATCGCTTATGATGCAAACACAAAGCGATTCACTTGCACCTATATTCCAGCCAAAAAGAAGAACTATGGAGCATCAAGCAAGCATACCTCTAAAGCCTTGGTTATACAATATCTGTCTCCAAAAGCTGTTGAGATTGTGATGAAGTATCAAGGAAAGTCTAAAGGTGGTTATATATTCCCCTTTGCACTCAATCAAACTAAATGGAATCTGAACGATCCTCAGCAATTCCACTATCACTACTACAAAGGGAATCATATCTGCGGCCAAATCAACAGATTCCTACATAAAGTTGGGAAATATCTGGGAGTTCCATTCCAGTTAACGCTTTACGCCTTTCGCAGAACTGCTATCACGCAAGCTGTGACTGAGAATAAAATGCCACTGGCGATGATAGCGAAGACTGCTGGAACATCCGTTGAAATGATTGAGGCTCATTACGCCAATTATCTTCATGCTCTTGCTGCATATTAAAAACTCCCTTCCCGGAAATTATCTGGGAAGGGAGCCAACATTATTATTGAGCATGAATCACTTTTGCGGTTCGGTATTGTAGATTCGTTCAACAAGTCCCCAGAAATCATCTGGGCATGGATGCTCAGACAGTGCTTCACAGCCTTTCTTGATATACTCAAGTTCGTCCTTGGTGAAGTCAACTGTTAATGGCTGTGCCATATCTTTTTCGATATTCCAGCGAATCTCATTCTTTTCTTTGTCCTCTACGATACTGAAGGCTTCTTGATCTTCCTTGGTCAAGCCAACTTTCTTCAGAATCTGACGCTTCATAGCATACTCCATAAAGGTGTTCTGCTGTGGAAGCAGTTGAGGAAAATACATACGGTCTTTTATGTGTAGTTCCATATCGTTTTTGTTTGTTGTTTATTAAAAATAGCGAAGCTCAAATAGAGTAGTTTGAGCTTCGCTTAAATTTTTTACCATGTCAGAATATTATAACTAACACCCACTCCTATATATGGACCGAATTTTCGATTATCGCCATAATATCCTGCGCCTAATTGAATACCTAATCCCCAACGTTTGGGCGGCTCTCTGATACGGTGCGTTACCGTAATTGTTTTTGGAAAGACACTTATACTGTCTAAATTCACATTGAATCCACTTACCCATGCGTGATATGCACTGTCTTGATATTCTTTTTGCTGAATGGGGACTTCGACATACACGCTATCTACTTTGATAATATCCTCGCCTTTTGTCAAGATGGTATCAACTTGCGGCAATTTAACAGTAACGTAGCGTAGCACAACACTATCCACCGGAACCGGTTGGCGATAGGTAATGGTATCAACTATTGTATCTCGATATACTGCAACATCTCCTTCAATGGGCGAAGAACGTGAACCAGTGCATTGACCTACGCTAAAACCTAACCATAGAGCCAAAATAATTCCGATAATGAATGGTAAGTTTTTCATTGTCATAGATTTTTATATTCTTTTGTAGCGTCAAACGAAGGACATGCTTTGTTGGCAAAATCTCTGTGACTGTGGATTGTTGCCTTTGGATATTTGACTTTCAGTTCTTTTAAAATTTTAAGTAGAGCCGTTTTCTGCGCTTCAGTACGAGTGTCTTTACCTTTGTTCATCCAATTAGAAGTAGAGCGAGTAGGACAACCACCTATATAGCACACACCAATTGAGATGGTATTGTGTCCGGTACAGTGTGCGCCACTTTTGGTTTCATTTCGACCTTTATGTATTGAACCATCGCGATAAATGACGTAATGATAGCCAATATCTGAAAAGCCTCGCGCCAAGTGCATCTTTTTTATCTGTTCAACTGTAAAATCTTCTCCTTCTGGAGTAGCCGAACAGTGGACAATGATTTCTTTAATATTTCGAGGATTTGACGCAGAGACCACACCTAATGCACCCCATGTCTTTGGGCCAACAATGCCGTCTGCGGTAAGACCTTTAGATTTCTGAAAGGCTCGCACAGCTTCTTCAGTAAGCGGCCCGAAAATTCCGTCATCTAATAGATTCAGTTTCTTTTGAAGCTGTTTGACTTCGTAGCCTCTACTGCCTTGCTTTAATGTTGTCATCTTGCATGATTGATTTTTCTGGAATATACCATTCCTGTTCGTCGAGATAGGGCTCTCCGATTAATTCTATCCAAGCACCCCTCGGTCTGCTACCAAATGGATGATAGCGCAGTTCTTTCACAATTCCTTTGCGACCAACGAGTTCAGAAAGTTTTAATTCTGATAATTCTTCTGAAGCCACAATTGTAATGATTTGTTCCATAGTTATTAATATCCTGTTGGTGGTTTTCGATTAGGACAGGCCGGAACTTCGCACTTCAACATACACAGACGAGTATTTTCTACTTGAAGAGTTGCATTTGTTTTGGATAGCTCTGCCTTACAATCACGCTGATGGCTGATTTGGTCATACAGTGTGTCAATTTTAGTTTCATACCGTGCTCGTTCCTCCTCCCAGACTTTTCGGTCCTCATCTCGTAAATGGCGTTCTTCTTCGTAAAGTTTCTTCCATTCCTCCGATTGCTTGGCTTCATTTTCCAAGATTTTTGCTTTTCGAGTCTGGGGATAGAAAAATAGCATACCACCAGCACCAGTTATCAAGCTGACAATGCCGGTTACAATAATCTCTAACATTATTCTGATTTGGGATTAATCTCAGATTTAGATTCCGGCACAATAACATTGAAAGTAATGCCACCACCTTCGGCATTTCCACCTTCCAAATTGACTGTTTGCGCCTCCTTGACGGCATACATGTCCATCAGTGCTTTTGCCGCACTTACAGCCACACTTCTCAGTGGAGCTGTGGACAACAATGTGCCTCGCCTATCACGAAATTGAGCTGTCGAAGTTTCTTCAAGTATCTTCATCAGATTCTGAGTGAGATAGCGTTTCATATTGCCAGCTTCTTCAACACTCATCTCTTCCAATTGGGTGAGATAAGTCTTTATGTCTTCTCGATTTAGAAGCAATTTGGCTTTATGACGTATTCTTGGGCCATCTTCTTTAAACACTTCGGAATAACATTTGACAGCATTACCAGCATAAGGTGCTGCGCCGTTCATAAACAGCTCACAAAATAACACCTCTTGGTCAGTTAATTGCTTATTTTCCATTGAAATTCCTAATTGAAAGCCTCGATAACTGCTACCGAGGCTTTGTTTATTAGGAATAGTCTGCTATTCTGACTGATGTTTGTGTGCAAGAAGTATATCCATAACTGTATTTCCCATTAGTGTTGCAAAACCTTCTTGCACAGCTGTAACATCTTCAAGAGAATTGATATACTCCATATTGAAAGCAATATTCAGATCATACCCTGAAATCTCAGCCAGAGTAATTTCAGGGTGTTTCTCATTCACTATTTTGAGAACCACACGGTCTGTAATGACCTTGAATGTTGTGGTAGCCTCCTTGACTGGAGGCAATACCACATCTTCTTGAGGATTAGGGGTATCTGTCGTCATATCTTAAAATGTTTGCGTGATTTTTCAGCTTTGTTCATCTGAATCTCGCCACCTTCGATAATGCCACCGACACTTCTCATTCGTTGAGCAAGAACAGCGGCTACGTTGGTGGTGGCGGCTACGTCGGCATCCGCATCGTGAGCATCATCAAGCTCTACACCAAGATGCTCGCACATGATTTCCAGTTTATAGAAGTTTACGTTTGGATTGCTACATAGAGCAAGTTGACCAAGATGAATTGTATCAATCATCTGAGGGTGCCAGTTGCCATAGAAATCAACCCAGCCACGGACAACTTTAATCAATTCAGACAGCAATCCGGTGTACTCAAACATCTGGATTAAGAATGCTTCATCAAAGGTTATGTTCTGACCGATGACCAAAGGCATTATGTTCTTAGGCGTTTTTGGATAAGTGACGTCTCTGATAAACTTCAGCACATCCTGAGCGACTTCATTGATGTCCACCCCCATTCCTAACAACATATCCATTGTAATTGCCGTATAATTCAAGGCTGCATCCTCATACACCATTTGCTCAGTTGCCGGTGATTCATATTTGCTTTTAAGGACTTTGCGCTTTGGTGCAAGAGCCTTGATTTCTTTTTGGTCATACGGATAGATGTATTTGACATATGAGCCAAGTTTCTCAAATGTGTCCAAGCGGACAGCGTGAATTGCTATCTGGGTAATACCGATATTAGCAGCTGTTAGTTTCTTTGTTTTGTTCGGTATTCCACCGGTTTCAAAGTCGAGCACCAGCCCGACAATGTACGGATTTGATTCTTTAGGTGTTGCCATTATGCTATGAATGTTGCTATGGTGGTTACTGCTGTTTTTAAGAAAGATTCGAGGTCAGAGTCGTTATCAAGGACTATATCATAATGCTCTATATTGACACGTTCATAGTCTCGTAGAATACGCTCAGGGGCAATGTTATCACGAACAGGCCGATCAATGTGGACTGACAAGATTTCATACTTATCGCTCCAGCGTTCTTTCAATTCGATAAGCCCTTTTTCGTCTATGACATAAGTACATCTTTTAAGGCCATCAATTTGTGACGTTTCAGTCCAATAATGATTCCCTCCAAAGAATGTGTATGCTAATGGCTTTTCTGGGATTGGATGATCGTGTCCGACAAACCAATGGTCTCGACCGTTGATTTCCCCATGTCGCATTGGTCGTGTTGTATATGAACATATTGCCGGTATTCCACAGTTTTCTTGAAGATAGAGAGACAGTGTGGTCTTTCCGCTCCCAGATGGGCCGACAAGTGCGATGATTATAGGTTTCATATTATTTCCATTTTAGAACTGCGTGATAACCAGATATTATTCTTTCCAGTATAGTCGCTATATTTTACAACACCAGAAAAGATGATCAATTTGTTTTTGGCGTTCATCAACAGACCACGGAATTTGGCAAATTCTTCGGGCCAAACAACACATTCGCAGAGGTCATTATTCTGTTGGAGAACGAGTTTGCAATAGGGCTCTGTCTGTCCAGTCTTCTTGCTCGTCAATTTCTTCTCCTCGTACTCAGCAACAGTGGCTGCTATTGCTACTTTGCGACCGTCATTCTCGTCATCAAACACTTCTTTGAGGCTGAGATATGAGCAACGGCCCTTGATTTCAGGCTTTACAGTAGAATTGTCATAGATTCGACGGTAATCTATTGCACCAATTCCAGACACTTTAATTTGTTGCTGACTCCAAAAATAGTGCTTGCCGATGAACTCAGAAGGGAAGTCTTTTTCATCAATAGCAAAGCCCAACTGCTCTGCGGCTTTCTGAAGGATTGCGTAGCGTTCAATGACTGACTGAGCTCTTTCTACTTTATCAAAACAGCCTGCCAAGATAAGATTACGGACATGACGAGCATTGACAGGACAACGTTGAGCTTCTTCTTCATTATCCGGATCATCCCAATATTCGTACTTTTTGAGTTTATACTTAAAAATACGGTCAATGAAATTTGTGATGCTGGTGAATTCGCCATTCTTATCCCGTTCATTGATAATCCAATCAACCGCTTTCACTCCAAGCATCTTGATACTTGTGAGAGACCAGAATATTTCATCCGTCTGGAAGTCTGTGTAGAAAGAGGCCTGACTGTGATTGATGTCAGGAGCCACCACCTTGGCGTTACTGCAAGATTCCATTTCACTCATTAGGGGCACCAATTCATCATCATCAGCCCATTGGAGAGCCACAGTATAGAAAGCTGTGGGGTATTTTGCTTTCAGATACGCACCACAATATGAAGTTACGGCATAGGCTGTAGCGTGGCTCTTATTAAAGAGGTAACTGCCACACGCTTCAATCTGATGCCATATTGCTTCCGCATCTTCAATGGGGCATCCATTTTTCTTAGCTCCAGCCATGAATTTTTCTTTCATAGCCTGAATTTTATCCATCTTCTTTTTAGAGATAAATTTCACCAGTTTCACACCATCGCCAAGGCTGAATCCACCAACTTCACGAGCGATGAATACAACCTGTTCTTGATATGTGATAAGACCATAGGTATCTTTCAGTGCGTTATAAGTGCCCCAAAGATACACTGGTGCTCTATCGCCACGCTTACAATCCACATAGTCGGTTGTAGAGCCATTTTCCAGTGTTGCTGGACGGAACAGAGCGTTGGCTGCAATGATGTCATTTATACAAGAGGGTTGCATTTCTTTGATAAATTTTGTCATACCACGCGAGGCAAGCTGGAATACATTTTGAGTATATCCAGCACTCAGCAACTCATAGGCACGAGGTTCATCACAGTTACTGGTCGCCAGCATTTCGAGAGACAGATTCGTGCCATACTCCTGATTGCAAAGATTCATTGTTTGCTGAAGTTTTGACAACTCCTTAGTCGCAAGACAGTCATTTTTCAGAAGGCCACATTCGTCAAGCTGATAGCCGTCGAACTCTGATACAAGCATACCATCCACTTTCTTGATGGGCGTATAGTCAAAACACTCCATATCTTCGCCGTCCAGCTGATCGGGAGTCACCAGCAATGCTGATGCGTGAATTGAGCTGGAACGAGGCTGAAACATAAGTGTGCGTATATCCTCAAACAGCTGAGGGTATTCATGTATGAACTTGGCAATTTTACGATTAACTGCTGCAAGTTTGAATATGCCCGTATAGTCGCACTTATCATCGTCGAAAATTGCGGTCAGATAATTCACAAGAGATGGGCTGATACGCATAGTACGAGCCACATCTTTGATAACTGCTTTAACTTTCAACGTAGTAAGTGTGCCAGCCGAGAAAACTCGTTGCTTGCCATTCAAATTGTATCTCTGCTCAATGTATTCCTTAACCTCCTGACGACGATCAGACTGGAAGTCGTTGTCCACATCAGGAAGTGAGCCACCGGGGCCCTGAAGATAACCGCTGTCAACAAAACAGTCGGCTACCATTTCAGGGGTGGTGAGCGTATGTTGTGTAACTTTCAGAACTTTCATTGCTTAATCAATTTCTGAGTTTCTTTACCAAAATAGTTGTTGGTCTGCTTGTATGCGTTCTCAAAGGCCATCAAGTCTTCATCTGGCATTATATGACGCTGACTGATGAACGAGTCGGAAATAACGCCTTCCATTGACGTACAGCGACTCAGTGCCACATAGATTTGGCCGGGACAGAAAACACCCTTGGTATGAATTACTATCTGGTCAAAAGTCAATCCTTGACTCTTATGGATTGTGATGGCCCAAGCCAGTGTAAGCGGAAACTGAGTGCAGCTTCCTTTGACTTTTTTTACGATCTTGCCATTCTCAGTCACATAGTCGCAGGCTTCCCAAGTATATCGCTCAATTACAGCTGTGCAACCATTATCAAGGGCAACAAGGATTTTATCGTCTGCGATGTCTTGCACAACTCCCAGCGAACCATTGTAGAAACCTTGAGTTTTATTGTTGACCAAGGTCATTACTCTGGCTCCGATACGAAGCTCCAATTCTTTATCACAAGGTGCATGACCGATATTGAACTCTTTTTCAATCTGAGCTTCAAAGGTGTGTGTCGGCTCATTCAACATAGACTTGTTGATGCGTTCTACATCTTTACGATGGGTACAGATATGGATAGCTGTTATATCATACTTTTCGCTCATATACTTGTCACGCAGCGCACCAAGATCTTCTATGTCATCCTCAGTAATCTTGTATGACCGGATATTGTTCAAAATTTCAATGAAGCGGGGGTCTGACTGACGGAATATGTGGTTGAGTTCTACCACATTGAAGCCCACTTCCTTGAACACTTGAGCGTTGAAGAAGTAGTAGCCATCATAAAAGGCTTCTAATATATTGGCTTCTTCATTCTTAACGACTGGGGGCAACTGGTATAGGTCTCCAAACATGATGATTTGAATACCTCCGAATGGCTCCTCTGAACCACGCACCTGACGTAAACGCTTGTCTACATAATCAAGCACATCGGGACGCACCATACTGATTTCGTCAATAATGAGTGCATCAATTGAGTTGAGAAGTATGAACTTATCCTTGGGAAGCATCCCTTTGATAGCGGCATTAGGCGGCAATACCCCTAAAGGTATTCTGAGCAGACTGTGTAGCGTTACGCCTCCCGCATTGATGGCTGCGATGCCGGTAGATGCTGAAATGACAAATCGTTTCTTGATGTTGCTAACGATGTAGCGAAGAAACGTTGTCTTACCAGTTCCAGCCTTACCAGTGATAAAGATGTGTTGATTGGTCTGCTCGATCAATTCAACTGCCTTCTTCATGTCATCGGTGATTGTGATTTGGCTCATTTTATATTTCGTTGATGGTGAATAATTTGTCTTTGTTATCGAAAAGGATGTCGTCACCCTCTTGTAGCTCATCAGCATATACGATGATTGGCTCTTCTGCACCATCTCGTTTGATGATTAACTGAGCGTCAACATCTATTTTAAGTGAGCGGCCACATTCAAGGTCCACTTCCACATATTTGAGAGATTCAATATCCTCACCGATTATGGTTGTTTGAGCAGGGTAAAGTCCAGCTCGTTCAGGAAGCAAGAAACGCTCAAAAATGAGATCGTATTTAATTGGGTCAATAAGAGTGATTCCCAACAGATAAAGAAGTAGAGAACCAGCAGCCGAACCACGGCCACATCCTACGAGGATTCCGTTTCGTTTGCACCAGTTAACAGTATCATACTGGACAAGGAGGTAATCGACATTGTTGGTGGATTCGATGATGTATTTTTCGTACTCCATCTGTTTGCGATACTGTTCTTGCTTATCAACCGGAACGAGTCGTTGTAGTCCTTCTTCCAACAACTCATTGAACATTTCGTGAGTCGTGCCATATTTCTTCTTCTCCTCTGGAGTCATATCATATTTTGGCATGAAATTTCGCGCAGTTTCAAATCGAGCCTTGGCACCACCAGCGATTACCAATGTTCGTCGGCAACATTCGCTGAACAAGAGGTCAATATCGTATTTTTCTTCATCAAACAACTGTTTGAATATAGCATAGTGATCATCGACATCTTTGAAATATTGATCGTCGCTCTGCTCATGTGCTGCACCCTCTGCTATCTTGTTGAGAATGATTTTGTTTTTGGCATCATCCTTATCAAGATAATAGCAATCTGAAATCAGGATAGGCTGAATGTATTTGTGATATTCAGCGACTGAATCAAAATAACGCTTAGTAGCCTCCAGCACACGAATGTCTATGCGCTCTGCCTTGTACTCAGAGAGGTCTAACTGATAGAAGACATAATCGAATACCTTGTCGAATTTCTCAACATATTCAATATTGTTTTCCAGCCATTCCGGTGAATACTTGTCAAATACAAACACATTGCCTTCACCATATTGCAATAGGTCTTCGACATAGATTGTTTTGTCATCACTGTCAACCATAATGGCTTTCTGTATGCGAAGCAGATTGCGCAATCCTTTTTGAGATTGCACATACACTTTGCCGCCTACCTGAGAAATACCATCGGTAAAAGCGAGAGTGTAACCAAATATCGGGGTGATTCCGGCTGCATCACATTCTTTCTGAAAAGCAAATAGTGATGCCATTGTGTTTTTGTCACAGACACCCAGAGCGTCATGTCCCAGATATTTTGCCTTTTTTACCCATTCTTTTGGCATAAAGCTACCATTGAGCAGTTCAAAAGGCGTATGGACACCAAGGTTCACGAATTCAACACTGCTCTCATTGGGTTTGCGCTCACCTACATATTTCAATATGTTAAGTGTGAAATCTTTTCTAAGGTCAGTATAGTACCAGTTGTCGCCAAACTTGAAGACTATGTAGTTGATACCTTCATCCATCAAGACATGCGAATCCTCGATACTGTTGAACACCATTTCGCCATCAGCATTACCCCTAAAGATTGAATTGACTTTATCTGTATCTTCAAAAAGCAGCTTGCCCATACCGGGGATTTCGATGACTTCTTCATCTATTATGTTGTGCTGAATCTTGTTTCTGTTCAGCCATTCGATAAGCTCATTCATAATTGTACGGTTTTTAGTTTATATTCTCGTGGAGTCATCAGACCTAATGAAAATGTGTCGAATATCTCCCAGAAATTCATTTCATCCCAGTCTTTACCATTACCCTGAAGATTGGCAACATAGACATCGAAATACTCATTCAGATTGTCGGCAGCTTTAAGAATTGACTCTCTTGCATCCGAATCATATCCTATCACAATTGTGCGAACACCTTTGCATTGGAGCTTATAAATCTGGGCCTGAGATATTTTTTTACCGAATGTCGCTACAGCAACTATTCGTGGATTATCATATAGGTCGAGTTTTCTGGTCAGGGCAATCACATCAAATATGCCTTCACAGAGAATGACAGTATCAGTTTCATCTTCAATGACAGAATCGTAGTTGTAAAGCAACTTGACAAAATCATTATCTATGCTATTGTTGTATCGACGCTTCTCATACTTCCCAGCCCAACGTGCTTTCTCATTATATGAATCTATTTCATCTTTGCTCCAAGTATGTCTTGACACATACCCCACTGTATCGCCATTGTCGATAATTGGAAATACAACATAATCGTCAAATTTGAAATTAAGTCCACGAGTAGTGCCAACTGGGAAATATTCGTAATCATCAGCTTCAAAACCTCGATCTTTCAGATACTTATTTCGATAGCACCTTTTCCACCCGTCTGGCATTTCTACTACTGTTAGTTCGTCATCTATTTCTGCTTCATTAATTTGATAGAATGTCGGTATTTCGAGAGGAGCAAAAGATGCCTTATCTTCGACTTTAAGGTCTGAACGATTGATCAAGTCTAAGAGCTGGTCGAGACTTCTGGTTGTGGCACCACACTTGAAACAGTGAGCCATAAATGGTTTCTTGTTTTCAGTTTCAGGCCCAATATATATACCAAACTTAGAGCCGCCTTTCCCACAGACAGGACAAACCGGCACCAAAAGATTTTTTCGGCTACCATCTAATTTGGCGTGAAGTTCCAATGAAATTTCACGAATGATATATTCTCGTTCTTCTCGGCTCAGATACATAACTATGCGGCTTTATTGATATTCATAGAGCGTTGACGGTCGTAGAATGTCTCATGCTCATAATCTGTCGCAATCTTGAACGGCTCTCCTTTCTTAAAGAAGCGGCTCTTGGCAACATGTATGCGCATTGTATTTTCTTTTTCTTCACGCGAAGACTGGTTGAGTGTGATCAGATGCGTGAGTGGACGACAAAGACCTTTGGCCTCAGATGTATTGTATGCGGTTAGAACATTCTTTTCATCATTCAGCCATTCTTGATTTTCAATAGTGGATTGATATGTAACGACCATCCATACATTTTCATCAGAAGCCAAATCTTTTAGGTCATTGGCGACACGAATTCGCTTCAATCGTTCCCCTTTTTCCGTATAATGCTGACCGGAAGAGTCTGTAAGCAAATCCATTGAATCAATAATCACGACATCTGGAGAGCAATTATAACGCTTCTTGTAATCTTGGATAGCATTGTTAATGTCGATAGTTGAAACATTGGAGTTGAATTTCGGATAAGATTTAACGTGCAGTTTGCCAGAAATACCTTGGAGCATTTCTTCCATTTTAGCCACTTCGCTATCTCGCAGTGTTCCAGTCTCATATTTGAATGAATTACAGGACACAAGAGAAGCTGCGTATGCGTCAACAACTTCGGACTCACTGCCTTCAAGCTGAATATGCAAGACATTTAGGCCATCAATCTGACAGGCATTTTTTCCTATCCATCTGGCAATATGACTCTTGCCCACACCTGAAGGCGCGAGAAAACAACTTAGCTGTCCACGGAGATTGCGGCCATTGTTGCGCGTGTCCAATTCATCAATATAAAATCTGGTGATTGGAGTGCGCTTACTGGCACTATTATGTTTTTGTCGGTTAGCCTTAAACCGTGTGCTGAAGGAGCCTATGACATCTACAAATTCTGTAGATACCAAACTGAATTCATTGGCCCATTCGGAATATGCAGCCAAACGTTTCGCGGCTTCTTCGTAACCGGCTTTGTTGTATAGTTCACCAACTTCCTTGTATGCTTGTTGAAACTTGACTTGCTTGATGTATGCTTCCAATTGTTCGAGGGCATCATCAGGGTCCATGAGGTTGGCTGTAGAATCAATGTCCTCCAGTAACTCTATGGCTGCTCTGTTTTTTGCTATGGACTGTTTCAAGATACTAAACGATGGTACTCGCTTAGTCTTTTTATAATAGTCCTTGATTGCTTTATGGAGAGTCTGGAACTCTCTGTCAGGCAATTGACGAGATTCCAAATGCTCTACTACCAATGCCAGAATGTAATCATTATTCAAGCATGTGTAGTAGAGATCCATAAGGAACTCATCTGTCAATAAATTACTTTCCTGTTGCATTGCCATATTCGATGCGTAATCTGAAAATTTCCGGATATTTACGCTCTGTTTCTTTTTGGCAGTCTGCTACAAAGGAACAGTTCTGACAAGCCTCTGACAATGGACTCCAGCCCAAAGTGGAAGTTTGACAAATAAAATATCCGACTTTTTGGTTTAGTTGTCTTCTTTTCGTGAACTCTTCAGACTGAACATATATGAACTTAGCCTGCGGATGTTCTTTGCGATCTTTAATCAAATCGACAAGAGCATTGCGACTCAAACTGACTGCTTCCAGCCATTGATTCTGATAGAACAGATGTCCACGCTTTTGCTCTTTCATTCTTTGAATAGTCTTGGGACCGAATACTTGTTGAACCGGCACCGGTGTTCTATCTCTGAATGTATAAGCTGCGCAGACACAAAAGTCAACCAACCGCTCAGATGTTACTGCACCGAATTCTTTTTCAAATCGGCCTAAGAAAGTTCTGAGAAGTTTAGTGGTGGCCCCACCATTAGAAAACTTGAAGGTGGGGTCCACTAATTTTGTTATGATTGCCGTGAATACGGTAGTTGTCTGCTTAATCAGTTTTTCGTTTACCATCGCGAGTAATTTTATCCCTCATGTACTGACGTGCAAGAAACAATCTACTTTTTACGGTATCAATATTGCGAGAACTGAGATTCCCTTTCTCGAATTCGATGTCTGCAATCTCTTGGAGTGAATAACCGGCCATTTGGAGTAACAGTGCGTCCTTATACATGGGCTTCATTGCATCCAGTGCGGCAAGTATATCATCGTTGTATAGTTCCCGATAGTTTTCGAGGCACATACAGTTTGCGCTAATTCTGTCATCATCCAGAATGTTATCGCATACTGCATGTACGTCGTGGTCTCTATCCCGGTTGTCATCCTTGGCTCGTTTCCGATTGATTTCAAATACCTGACGTTTTGTCACTATATGAATCCAAGTTTTGATTTCCCGGCTGGGGTCGTATGTCTCGATGCCTCTAAAGAGAGTGGTGAGGACTATTGTGTAGTTTTCCTCGACATCTTCTGATTTGTCGCTGTACTTAATGCACAGCTTATAAATCATATTCTTGTATGGGCTAATATATTTATCAAATAACGCATTTCTGCGAGCTGAAACCTCCGGATTTATTTCGTGGTCAATTCGTTCTCCGGTTGCTTCTTGTATCGCTTCTCCCATGAGATAGACACCTCTTTGTTGAACATTAGAGATGCTTCCTCAGTCAAATGGTGAGATTTACAATACTTTTTCCAGCGTTCTTCACGCTTAATAAACTCGCTTCTTACTTCTTCATCAGTCGGTTTTGGGGTTTTCTCAAGGAACTCATAGAATCCCATCAGAATATCGCCAAAGATCTTGAAGTTCTTTTGAGCGTCTCGTAGTTGCGCTCTTTTGATACGTCTCGTTCTACTCATAGCCGTAAATTAGTTTATATTGTTCTTTCTTACATAATACATGAAGATGTGAGTTGCGTCTGCTTCATTGTCATCGCAGGGTTCAATACCCCAGCGTCTAATACAAAAGTCAATCATCATCTTCTTATCAGCCCTGCCATTACCGGTAGCCCATTTTTTTACTGTTGTTGGGTTAAGGAAGATTGGCTCCGGTAGGTTAAAAGTATCACAGACTTCCAAGAGTATGCCTCTGAATTCTGCTAACTTCACTGAAGATTTGAAACCTCCTTTTGAGGTTCCGGCTGAAACATCTTCAGCTACAATCTGGCAGATACCATGCTCGGTGATGTAGTTAATCAACCAATCACGAAATGCTTTGTGTTGTTTGTCCCCATTTCGTCGCATGGATTCGGTAAAGTCCCAAGTGCCACTGCCGTGAACTGAATGATAACCGGTATGAGTGGCTATGTCAAGTCCAAGCACTTGGTCTCTTGTCAATTTGGTGGTTCTTTCATGCTTCGTTTCCATTAATTGTTGAAATACCATTTTGTTTTGTAACTGTCAGTCGATATGGATAAGCCTCGGCTATCTGACCATGACTTACGACCATCGAAGTAATCTGCAATGAATTAAGGGCATCAAACATACTGGCAAGACCAGCTTCGTCTGTGGCATCCAGTATTTCATCGAGAATAAGGAGGTCAAGACCTTTTTCATCATTACAGTTTACATTCGTCAGTTTATGTAGCGCAAGAATGCTGGCAAGATTAACCCTGCACTGTTCCCCTGCGGAGAATTTTGCAAATGAACCGCAGTCAATTCCATCGCGTAAGAGCGAAATGGAGATTTTATCACGGATCTTTCCACTTCTAAGAATAGTGTAACCTGAGAAAGAAATGCGAATATCGCTTCCAATTGCTTCCAAAAACTCGTTGGTAATTTGACCGAGAGCCTCAATCTTAGCATTAGCCAAGTGAGTCTTAAAGTCAATGAAACGAGCTTCTTGTTGCTCTAATGCCGCCACCTCCGTAGCTCTATCGTCTTTCTCCGAGATCGCGATATTTAAATCTTTCTCATACTCAGTTTTGCGATTTTCTAAACTTTCAATCGTATTGACTGAAGCCGAGTCGTTCAACTGGGCGATAGACTCTTGATAAGTCGCAATATTGCCTTCACAGTTTGAGATTGTAAGATTTGCAGTCTCAATATCTCCTTCTGCCTGACGTGTTGCGACATCTAACTTGTCAAAAGCCTCATCAAACATGCTTTGACGTAGTTGTGCAATTTGATGTTGCAATCTTTCCACTGTCGCACGTTCAGAATTTAAGGCTTTCTGAATGGTGTCGAGTGTAGTTTGGAGATTGTTGATTTTGAGTCTGGCATTGCGAACATTGTCAGATATGTTATCAATTTCAGCGTCCAAATCTGTGATGCTACGACGATTGGTTTTAATCGTTGAATTAGTCTCATTGATTTCTCTATCAGCCTTTTCTCTGGCTTTTTGTGCCTTATCAACACGTTTCTCCAAGGACAGTAGCTCCTTTTGCAACTCATCAATAGTTTTATCAGACTGCAACACAAACCGATGGTGACATTTGGGGCACTCAATAGAACCGGCAATCATTGTTTCAACAGCAGTCATTTGAAGGTTTAAGTCTGCAATTGACACACGCAGGCTTCGGCTATCATCAGACAATTGATTTAACAATTTGGTTGCTTCATCTATTTCAGTCTTTAACTTTTCTGTTTTGGCTGAATTTTTAAGGCTGATTTCCTCATACTTTTCAACAAGCAGTCCATACTCATCTGAAGCACGAGCAACTTCCTTACGGTATGACTCAACCTGACTCAGAGAATTATTTACTTGCTTGTCAAATTCTTCGAGCTGGCGGTGCAATTTGTTGGAACTTTCTACATAGTTTTTAATTGCAGGCAAGCCCACGCTAAGAAAGAGTTTAACTATTTCTGCGTAACATTCGGAGACCGTTAGGTTGCCATCCTCCAACTCTCGAAGTTTGGCATCAGCTTCATCCAGAGAATCTAAAAAGGTATTCTGTTTTGTTATAGTAGCTTTGCTTTCACGGATTTTACTACGCAAACGAGTTATGGCTTCTTGATGAGCTTGAATTAGTTCATCTTTTTTCCGGACGTTTTCGGTTTCTTCTGCACGAGCAGCATCAATCTGTTCAGTTACAGTTGAAACACGACCTTCGTGATGTGCAACACGTTTCTCAGCTTCAAACAGACGTTCTTTTGCATCAGCAATGTCTGTTTTCAATACAGCAATTGATTCATCAACCATATTGCCATTACTGAAGCGATTAATAAGCTCTTTCTTAGCTCTATCTGAAGCATTTAAGAACGATGTGTACTTATGCTTAGAAAGAATGTAACTGGAAAATATATCGCTTTTTGAAAGTCCGAACAAACTGAGAATGTATCGGTTGTATTCCAAAATAGTCGGTTGGACTACAGCTTCATCGTTTAACGTTATCGTAATGCTTTGTGGACTATTACGACTGAAAACACGTTCAATCACCAGATTGTCATTTGTCGCATAGTTACAAAACTCGGCGACAATACGAGCATCGTCACACGCATCATTGATTATCTCATCAGCGTTCACTATCCTTAATGATTCGCCAGTCAGAGTAATAGCGATTGTTTCTATTAGTGCAGACTTTCCTGAGCCATTTGAGCCCTGTCCGTCATTGTCAAGATTGTTGCCAAAAATCAATGTAGTGCAACCTTGGAGCGGCGAAAAATCCAGCTCTCGAAAAGCGCAGATATTTTCAGCATGAATATTCTTTAATTGCCACATACGGTATTGATTTTGTCGAGGTATTGCAACCCCATTTCTATATTTTCAATCTCTTTTTGGATGCAGTAACGAGTGTACTCTTGCTTTAAGCCGTCCTTATCGTATTTGGCCTCAAAATCTTGAACCTTAGCACAACTCATGGCGTTCTCCGTTGTGACTTCTACTTTAGTTGCGCCTAATTCAATAAGAGTGTTTTTATCCAAAGTAGCCGCCTGTTCGGTTGTGCATGAAATCTTTAAGCGAACTTTTGTTTGTTCATCTTTGATTTCCGAAAGCTGTTGCTTGGCGTGTTCAAGATTGTTAGCGTCAATCTCAATTGTCAAGAACTGGATGTTGGCCTTATTCTTTACGAACTCGGTCGAACCATCTGAAAATAGAATTGTGTAGCCCTTATCCGAATCCTCTCCAAAGTTATGTTGGCGTGAAGACCCAATATATTGTATCTTACCACCAACAAGTACAGATCGGTCGTGATAATGACCAACAAGCACTTTATCAAATGCCTCGAATACTTTAGGCGATAATTCTTTATCTGATGATGTTGTCAACGCACCATTGATACCTTCGTGACAATATAGAATATTGGTTTTATCTTTAGGTAAGTTGGCTATGACCTCATTCAATTTATCAGCAAATGAGCCATTTTCAGGGAAATAACTGATGAGCCAAAGTATAACGTCGTTTGAGACATCATATCCGGCATAATCATCAACTACTTCAACATCAGGGTAAGGACTGAAAATGTGATTGTAACTTAGGATGGACTCTTGATCAACTTTATCGTGATTGCCATTCTCGATAATTACATACACTCCTTCGGATGTTGCTTTAAGAATTGCTTCTCTTGCAGCCATCAAGACATTCAGAGTTTGTCCCGCTCTGGATTGCCACAAGTCACCACCAACCACTAAGGTTTCAATGCCTCGTTCTTTGCAGATATGCAAAGCCTCATTCCAGTTTTTATGAAATTCTGGAATGTTATCTTTGCTTAAATGTATGTCATTGATTAACAACATGCAAGCGTGAATATCACGTTTTTTCATAATGTAAAGAGGGTGAAATGAGGCCACACCACTGGTACATGATGTGGCCTCACTGCATTATTGTTAGATATGTTGAGTGGTAATTTTAACGACGACGTGCGGGTCGTGATGTACGACGACCGGGACGAGCAGCTGGCTCACTGGTGTCATCGTTGCGTGTGCGACGTGGAGACATCGGCTCATCTTCGGAGTCCTCTTCGTCTTCCGGCTCAGTGTCGGGCGCATCTGTGTCGTCCTCTTCGTCTTCGGGAGCGTTGGATGGAGCATCAGGCTCATCGTCATCACTGTCATTTCCCATAATGTCCTGAATTTCTTCGAGAACTACGAGATTTGATTTTTTGCGATCAACACGGATGTCAAGGTCGTTAGCTTCAATGAACTCACGAAGTTGTGTGCGGAGATTCTGGCCCTCCTCAGAACGGTCATCCTTACCTGCTTCTTCAATTTCATCGTAGATAGCCCAGAGCTTTTCAAGAGTCATAGCTCCTTCGTTGTCATCATCGGCATTGTTGCCGCTGTTATCAAACGAGAAATGAGATTGATCATCGCTGGGCAGTGCCATCTTAATCTGGTCGATGCAGTCCTTGATTTCCTCTGAAGCCATCACTTTGATGCCGAACAGTTCATCAGTTTGCTTGAGGAATTCAATGGTTGCTTCAAGATGGAAACGACGATATACATAGAGAGCTTCAGGCAAACGAGGCGCATCATACACCATACGAAGTTCTTCAACTGTCAATTCATCAACGCCATTAAAGGTGTCGATATTGACTGAATAGCTCGTTTTCCTATTTTCTGTCTTGCGAGTGATTTCAACAGGGAATGCGTTGAGCGGTGAGGAAATAGGGCAAGGAGCTTTGGGATCTTTCTTTGTCAGTTTACCCCAAAGACGAAGTTTGGCATCTTCAAGATCTTTGTATTGAGAAAATGAAAGCTGAAGGATTTGCAATCCTTTGCTGCGTTCATCCATATTGAAGACGTACATACAACGCTGAGAGTTGTATTTCAAGCCGCCTTCAAAGCTGTTGCTCCTGATTTTTTTACAGAGTTGTGCATCTGCGCTATTCTGCTCACAAGCGATGCGGACGTAGAGGTCAATAAGGTCGTTTTCAAGATTGGGGAAAACTAACTTTGTATGACATACCGGGATCTTGCGGGTCGTTTCTTTGCCTTTCTTATCTTTCCCCTTAATGGTGAGAAAGAAACTGCGATATGGGATTTCATATCCTTTACGCGGTAGAGGTAATGGATTACCGTCAGGGCCGAGAACTGGCGCAATTGGTAAAATACGGACGGGATAGGTGCCGTCTTGGTTTAACTGGAGGAACTGAGTTTGTGAACCTGATTCGGCTGCACTTTTTTCCTTGGCATCATCCAGTGTTTCTTGGGATTGTTCAAACAGGCTAAATAAATCAACCTGCTGTAGCTCATCTTCGTGATTATTGCTCATGTTGAGTTGATGATGAAGGTAGTATGCGCTTCCACACCTCGGCATAGGCATCTGTATAAAGCTCTCTTGCTTCAGGAGCTTTCAATACATCCCTGTCTGGGATTTTGATGCCCCACTCTTGGTGGGCGTGATGAATAATACGTTGGATAACGTAATCCATCTCAACTGAATTTTCATTTTTTAGGTCAACATATTCAAATGTCTCCCCTTCGATTATACAGCTGTGGAGCGGTGCGTACACTTGCTCAAACCATCTGTAAAGGGCATCTACAGGAGGGTGATTTGGCAGTCCATCAGAAATGGTCTTCAAAACGACCCCGAAGAGATACTTCAACTGAGGCAAAGAGCGATTCTTAAATTTGTCATAGATGAGATATTCATAATCTCCATCAGGCAAACTGTCCACAGAATCTAAGAACTCTTCTAAATCGGCACCATCTTTATGGACTGAGAAAGCACCGCGTTTCTTTAACATCTACATAGCGAGTTTCATTTTCGATAGCAAAGTTAATCATTATTTTTTTAATTGTGCAAATATTTTGAAGAAAAATTTTTCAACCCACAATAATAAATTTACAACTATCTATGTATCAATTATAACCGTATTTTCTCAATGTTAATTACACGATTTGAATTATCGTGTTGTATTTCCCATATTTGCTGATTTGATGAACCTCGCCACTTGAGTTCATCGTCTTTCAACTCCTCATAGAATGGGCCGTCAATCACTACATCAACATAAGCAAGCAACTCTCCATAGAAAATTTCCAAATATGGCAACTCGTAACCAGTCCAAAGCCAAATTGTCTTTTTGGTTTTCTTCTTAATGAGTTTGCATAACTCCAATATGGCGGGGTACTGCATCAATGGCTCACCACCTAATATGGAAATGTTGAAATCATCTTGATTTAATTCGTTAAACACATCTTCAACTGTTCGTTCTGTACCGGATTTTAATGGCCAAAACTGAGAGTTATGACAACCTTTACACCTAAGATGACAGCCTGAAACATACAAAGAGTTGCGTAGCCCGACCCCATCTACTGAGGTCGAGCTAACAACTTTCGCTACATACAATTTATTCATGTGTCACCCTGTCTTTAAGTTCTGCGAGCTTGCCGGAGTTCCAACGGTCTGTGGTTCCGACAAGATAGCCGGTGATACGCTGAAGTCTGTCAATATGTTGACTGCCACAGTGAGGACATTCTTTCAAATCCTTTTGAGCGTTTTCATAACCGCAATCAAGACAACGGTTACGATTGTGGTTGATCGAGCCATATCCGATGTCATACTTGTCCATCAAATCAACCACATCCATTACCGCTTGCACGTTGTGTGTGGCATCTCCGTCAAGTTCAACATAAAAGATGTGTCCACCACGAGTCTTTTCATGGTATGGGGCCTCAATCTTGGCCTTATGCGCTGCACTGCATTTATAATAAACCGGCACATGGTTTGAATTGGTGTAGTAGTCCCGATCTGTTACACCTGAAATTACACCGTATTTTGCACGATCCTTCTTTGTAAACTTGCCTGACAACCCTTCTGCTGGAGTTGCCAAAACAGAGAAGTTCATGTTGTAGTTGATAGAAAATACCTGAGCGCGAGAGAACATAGATTGAATGATGTCCAGCCCAAGTTTCTGAGCTTCTTCTGACTCCCCATGATGTTTGCCAATCAGAGCAACCAAACACTCTGCAAGCCCAATGAAGCCAATACCAAGAGTGCCCTGTTTAAGAACTTCTCGCACCTCATCTTCGCCTTGGAGGTTTTCAGAGCCAACCCATAGGCCTTGCATAAGGAGGGGGAATTGTTTGGCTTTAGCTGTGCATTGAAATTCAAAGCGATCCAGCAACTGTTGAGCCGTGATATTCATGGCATCGTAGAGGCGACTGTAGAAAGCCTCTATGCGCTGCTCTTTATCTTGGATATTGCGGACACTAAGCGCGAGTCCGGGCAAGTTGATTGTCGAAAAACTGAGGTTGCCACGACCCACGGAAGTTTTTTCTCCATGTCGATTTTCAAATACACGAGTACGGCATCCCATTGTCGCAACCTCATACTTGTATCTTTCGGGATCTGAAGCCTCCCATTTTTCGTGCTGATTAAACGGTGCATCCAGATTAAGGAAGTTCGGGAAGAATCGTTTGGCAGTTACTCGACATGCCAGTTGATACAAGTCGTAGTTGGGATCACTTGGAAGATAGCTGACACCACGCTTCTTTTTCCAGATTTGAATGGGGAATATGGCAGTTGAACCATTGCCAATACCACGCTCGGTGGTTAGAAGCAGCTCACGAATCACACAACGACCTTCAGCAGATGTGTCTGTGCCATAGTTGATAGAGCTGAACACGACCTGATTACCACCACGAGAATGAATGGTATTCATGTTATGTATGAAGGCTTCCATTGCTTGATGAACTCGGTCAACGGTATTGTTGATAGCGTATTGCTTCAAATCGAGCATATCCATCATCGTAAAAGTAGGTGACACACCTTCTTCACCTTGGCCTATACTGGGTGTAATCTCAGCCTTGATGTAATCATCAATTTGCGCATCCATCAATTCATCCAGATTGCCGAATAGTTTTGACAACTTTTTCACTTCTTCCTGATACGTCTTACGAACATAGGGCGCGAGGTAGAAGTCAAAAGCTGGAATAGCCTGACCTCCGTGCATCTCATTTTGAACGGTTTCCATTGATATAGCAGAAAGGATGCTGGCAGTTTCAATACGTTTTGCAGAACGAGATTCGCCATGCCCAGCTTTAAATCCGCCTGAAAGGATCTTGTCGATTGGGTGCTGTATGCACGTTAAAGAACGAGTGGGATAGTAATCCTTATCATGGATATGGAGGACGTTTTCAGCAACCGCTTTCTTGGCTTCATCGGATATAAGGTAATCATCCACAAGCTCTTTGCTGCGCTCGCTTGCAATCTTCATCACCATTCCGGCTGGGGTGTCAGCATTCATATTGGCGTTCTCGCGTGTGATGTCATTGTGCTCTGCGTTGATGATGCTTAGTATAGTTTGGTCGCTTTCTCTGTTACGAGCCTTCTTGCGGTTGTCACGATAACAGATATAAGCACGAGCAACATCTTTGTAAGGGGATGCCATCAGAGCTTCTTCTACCAAGTCCTGAATTTCTTCTACGGTGATTGAAGCAGGGCATTTGTCACCTATCTGTATTGCGATGTCAAGAGCAAAATCAGAATCTATTGTACCGACCTCTTTCATTGCTGCTAATATAGCGCGGTCGATTCGTGTATGGTCGAATGGCACAGAGCGGCCATCTCGCTTAATTACTGTTTTCATGGAGCAATCCTTTTTGTTTAGACGAGAAATACTGGAGATAGTCAGTCAATTCAGCTTTAAAAGCTGGCGAGTGGTTAAATCCGCAGCAGCGGGGTTCTCCACAAAGTCCATTTCGATAGACACATTTCCGCACCATTAATGATGCAAGTTCTGGGTCAACCTCAGCAACTTTTGCCTTAATCGCTTGAAAGACGATGACAGTTTCACGATGTGCGCAACCTGTGCAGAGTCGTAACTTTGACATATCCAATAATGCCTGAGCATTAAGACATAGACCCAAATTTACTGGGGTGTAACGATCTGCGTTCTCTTTCAGCCAATCGCATTCAGAAATTATAGACCTAATAAGGTCTTCCTGAGTGCCATAGCTGGCATTGTTAATCATAGACAACAACATTGCCAGCTTCTCATTTATCGCGTCAATTTTGGCAATAAGACCGGGGTTGCCACCCTCTCGGTCATCACGACAAGTTAGCTGGAATGGGATTGAACCTACATGGTGGCGTAATAGGTGTGTTGCAATAAATAAGGGGATTCTGTCCAGCTTTATCCAGAACATTTGTGTTCGAGCTGGCGAGTGTTCCGATTTGTAGATAGAAAGGAGTGACTGGTGACTCTTCCCTAAGAACGTGCACTCACACGCTTCCCGCATGAGGTCTTCATCCGTCAGTTTCCTAACGGACACAGAAAATTCTTTCATGTGATAATGAAAATTGTATGTAAAGGGGAAGATATACGGACTCGGAACCAAGCCGAGTTTCAGTTATGATTGCAAAGTTAATAATAATTTATGATTAGACACTAAGGGTGAGACCATTTATTTTGTCTCACCCCCTAATTTTTGATTAGTCTTCCGACGTAACAAAATGTAGTACATTTCAGTTTTTGCATCAGAAGTAATTGGCTTTCCGCAATATAGCCCATATTTCCGATATTCGATTAAAGCCCTTCTAAATTTTGGCTTTTTGAATAATGGATTAAGTGAAGAATAGCCAATTTGTTCAATCAGATCTGCGGTTGGCGTTCTGTTTCCGCAGATCTGATTGAAAATTAGGTCATATTCCAATGGAGCCTCATGTTTTAAGAAGAAGCCTATTCGAGTTTCATCAAACGTCCGCTTCTTTCTTTTTCTTCCGAGACTTTTTGGTTTCTTCTGGCTCTTCGACCGGCGTGTCTTCTCTTTCATCTGATGTTGTTGCTTGTACGGCTATAACACTACGATTCATGGCCTCCAATTCAGCGAGTTCCATGCGTTTTGCGTCTCGTACTCCAGTGTGAATCTTCATTTTTATGTCATATAAGTTATACAAATAGGTACAGTCATTCCGTGATGGTTGCATCGTGTAACTGTGCAGGCTTTCTTTCCGCCATCAATACGGCAACTCCAATAGCAACCATCGGTCATTGGAGCATCATACCCCACAGTATATCTGGGCGCAGTGATATTATTGGGCAATGTAAATACTGTGCCGCTATGAATAGTGCTTAAAGTCCCCTGAATGGAAACAACATTGCCTATTTGACGGGCATACAACGTGGTACTAATTTTGACCCAACCAGTATCTGTTAATTTAGCTTGATAATCTCCAACTCCAGCAGCTCCAATATTATCACGAATTTTCTTTTTAGCATCTTCATCTTTAGCCATATCACTCAAACAGTTAGCCAAAGTGGGATAGCCCGACAAGTCGCTTGAAGTCAATGCCCCAATCTCACTACATAAAGTGTCTTTGCTTTTATTGTCTGTTATAAATTGAGCCAGACCGCCATTTTTAATAGCGAATTTCTGATTGCATTCCGTCTGGGTGTAAACCAACGTTGCATCCACCTTCTCTTTAATAGAAGAGTCAAAAGTGGTTTTCAATACATATTTCTCAGACAATGGCTGACCGTTTTCTTGGATAATGGGGGCGATGTTAACGTAATCAACACCCTCAATTTGAATGGCTCCAAGCAAATTGTAAAGTTTGAAAATGGAGTTTGCCAAATCAGCGTAACCCAAATATGCCATTTCATTGTCAGTTGAATCCTGCCAGCTGATTAGTTTGCGTAAGGACGCATCAGACTTAGGCTTGTTGCTCTTTAATACAATGCCAGTTTCAGCAGATGAATTAAGAGTAAGGCCAGTAAACATATCAACCCACGCATTTTTGCCATTGACACTAATCAACTTTGCACCTTTGCCATTGCCGATCACAGTATTGCGATAATATGTGTTTGCGCCTTTGTAACCAATAAGGTTAATATTCAGTTCACCGTTATCCGCAGCAGTTGAAGTGTTATATAGATTTGTGCTGGAAAAGCCAAGCGACCCCACTGTTGCTTTTGATACATTAATCGGTTGTGCAAATGTAATCAACGTATCTGTCAATGTTGCCAATAGTGCGGAATTCTTGTAAAACAGAAAACCACCACTACCATGAGAAGCAACCATTCGATATTTTGTGGCACCATTATCAACAACCGATTCAACAACCATATTGGAGCCGTCATAATACATCTGGGCATTACCACCCAGTGTCGCCAATGCAATCTTATTTCTTGCCTTTACATCTCCTGTCGCTTCAAGATTCTCAACCAATAATGTACCCTTGGCAGACTGTGAAGTGGCCGATGCTTCTCTTAGGACAGCATATTTTCCAAACCAAGCGTCTTTCAACCGAAGCCCACCAGCAGAGGTAATGCGAATACTTTGTGGGATGCTATCGGTTAGCCCTGTAATGGTTGTAGGAACCACAGAACCAATTGCGCAACCCCATATATTTCGACCCACCTTCTCGCCTCCAGACTGATATGGGATATTTTCAGTCGAATTAACTTCATAGATGAACTGAGGCCACGATTGAATATCGGTAGCCCCTGTGAATGAGCGGAGCTTGCCATTCAAATATACTATACCCGGTGTTATTGTTGACCCCGAAACTTCACAGCCTGAAACTATGAAATTGTCGCAACCATCAAAAATAGAGCATATTGCTAATGCCAATTCTTGAAGGTTGAGCACATCATCGACATAAGTGAAGCGTCCACCGGTTTGCGAGCTAAACTCTTTCATTAATTGAATATGATTTTATATGTTTTTCCGGAGATTCGATATTTGTCCACATAATGAGTTAACATAGCAAGAAACTCTTTCTCAGTTATACCATCTCGCAACAATTGAGAAGTGTCGTCTTTCCATAATGCAGGGCAACAGACTAAAAAGCTATAGGCTGCGCCTTCAGTTAACTCATTGCTATGATAAAGTTGTGCAGTGTTTTCAGCCTCAGCTTCTGGTCCTTGATATAGAATGAATTGCTCTGAATCTGGAATGTCCGAAGCCGCTTGGTTGAATATAGGTGTGCCTATTTTCTCTCCATTTTTAATAGTAATCCGTTGAGTGGAATCTGCAAAATATTTTTGAAACTTTCGATTCAAAAACCACTCCAACTTGAAAATTTGAGAAGTCATTGCGGCTTCAATCTTTGTTTCTTTGGCCCAACTCACAAATCTGTCATTCACATGTTGCAAGGGCTTCATACAAGATTGCAAAAACAATATCAATCGCCTGCCTCCAAGATAATATGGAACCAATTGATTAATTATTCTGTCGAAATTTATCGCATATCTCATTCGCCTTCAATTTTCAAAACGATTGCAGATTTCCAAGTAGGCAAAGTCTCTTCTAAATCTGTGCCGGTACTTTCCTTGACATACCCGCTATTCGGTACAAAGAAACGCTCTACACGTTCCTCATAAGAGATTACAGAACCATCATTTGCTGTTATGCGAGGAATTAGATTGTTGTCATCATCATACTGAGCGACAAAGATGCCTTGCCGATCAGTAGCAGAATTGTCAATATAGACATCCACAACATGCTCCGCCTTCTGGATTGCATCAATAACTTTTTGGGCGTAAATAACACCGTTAAAGTCCAAGTTTGCAATAAAATCATTCAAAGCATTTTCGATATTGCTATATACCTCTTCCGCTGGAACCGCCCCATCATAGTACACTGTCACTCGTGGAATCAGCACATCACCTTTTCGACTTACCATTACAAAATGAGTGCCTGCGAATGCAATCTGACGTAGATATGCGCGAGCTGCGAGTAGTTCGTCATCCGACAATCTTTCATAATGACCCGGTTCGCCCTTCGCAACTTTCAGCAACAATTCTTTGTCCTTAAACCCAACTTCCTCGTTTTCAGAATATGCCACTTTGGTGATTATACGTTTTGAAGTGTCAACAGTCGGGTAAGAAAACTGTGTACCTTCTTCATTCATCATCAGCTCATCTCCATGCTGATATTTCAACATAGCATTGGCGTAATAAGCTGGAGTTCCATTGATGCGGTTTTGGAGTTCTTTGGCTAAGTCAACTTTAAATACATCAAGAATGTTCTCAAAAGTCCAAATACAAGCCGACGTAACCCAAGTAAAAGCATCAAGAATAGACATCTTGGAGCTATTCTGAAATTCAGTCAATTGAAGATATTGGTCGCGACAGCCTTTGGCTACGCTATATATTTCAGTCAGTGTTCTTGCCATTATTCTGCTGTATAAATATTGTCATTGATATGGAAAACCCATTTGTTAGGCTCATTCCATTCAGGCTCACCGATGATAGTTTCTATCGCCTGCATACCTCTCTCGGTAGGTTCGGTATCAAGCCAGACTTCACAAGCGCGACGATTCTGGTGATTGCTCACCAAATTCTCAAGATAATCATCGAGAACATCTACTGTCTGAAATTTTACGCCCAGCAGATTTAGCTGCGACAGTTCCATATCGTAGATTGGTTTCAAATCAAGCACTAACATTCGTTGCAAGTCAACCAAATAAGTGCCTTTGAACAAGAATAGTCCCTCTAAATAGTTGTCGTTTGACTGAGAGATGTACTCATCTACCGTCAATGGTTGCGTCAAATACATCTCTCCTTCCATATTGGTTGTATCGAGACGCATTATGTCAAATTCGCCATATATGCGGATTCTGCGAACATCTACTTGATTGTCGAAATAATGTTCTATGATCTGTTGTGTATGAGTTAGAACAACAACCTCCAATAAAGAATTGTCTCCCCAGTCTATAATCATTTGGCCTTCGCCAGAAACTGAGAACATAAAACTATCCAGTTCTGCCGGTGTTTTGACAATCATTCTCAATGGCGCATCCGGATGCTTGAAATAGACTTGACGTTCACTATTGACAGGCACGATATTGTTGTCATTTAGCTGATTGACTATACTTGGATTGATAATAAAGGTGTCGTGATACTCCAACTCCATGCCAGCAATCAGTTCTGTATTCATATTTAAGTTGGGGTTGGAAATCAGCAAGTCAAACAACCCTTCAACTGTACCATATAAATGTAGCGCAATATCATAGAGATTCTGCGATCCTTTTACTTTATACTTTGCCATTTGAATCTACTAACGATGTGTCAAGTTCAAGATACAATTTCCGTTGCTCGTGGTCATATTCCGCACTGATTACCGGTGTACCATCATTTGAAAATTCACTCTGAAGTACTTCCGCAAGGCCAGCTACATCAATCTTGCTGTTGGCCCAACGAATCAAGCCAACTCCAAGCAGCGGATAACGATAATTATTGCTTGGCACACAAGCCAACATCATATTCTTATTTTGTGTATTTGCATTGATGATATTGAAGTCTGATTCATTGCCTGAATACAACGTCACCAGTCCACAATCAAATGTGCAATAAAATCGGTCTTCTGAGATTATGATCAGCTCTGAGGCATAAATATTGGCAGTTTCTTGCCCATATATACCCGCCTGCACCAAGAACCATTCTGTACCATCTACAGGGTTGGTAATATATGTATCATGCTCACTACCATACTCTCGTTTGAAACGTAGCTTAAACTCCTTGTAAATAGGAGTGTATGGAATAACGATATAAACCCCCTTTGTCTTGATGGATTCCTCTGATTGTGTAGCTGGAATGGTCACTTCACCATACAAGTATCGCTGCTCCATATTTGCGGGCTGATCAACCCATTTGAAATCTCGAAGCACTGTCCGGTTCTTAGCTGGTAAAGTGATGTCACCAGTATTTATATGTATTTCAATGTCTTTTCTCATTATTAGGCTTTTTCAAGTGAACATTCATAATTTACCAAAGTATATCTGAAGCCATCTTTTTTAGAAATCATTAAGGTGATACAACAGGGAGCGATTTGACGAACTCCTTGCGACCCTCCATATTGCATCTGATAAGTACAATCTTTATAAACATATCTGGATGTCGCTATTGGATAATCGCTTTTAGATCCTGTGCCGTTGTATATGTCTTTGAGAATCACAAATTGTGAACCGGGACGCAGCATTATGGTTACAATTGCCACAAAATCATCTGGAAGATTATTATAATAACCAAATTGTCTTGCTACGGATGCTTCTTGAGGCAATGTCATATTCGTTGCAGTAGGCGCATACAACAATATTAGATTATTTTGAGAAAAATCCAAAGAATATGTACCAGAACTATCAAATGTTAAAAATGTGGCTCCTGTTGTAACAAACGCTGGTGCCAACAATGCAGCATTGGAAGAAATACCATAATTTTTAGTGCCTCCTGTAACATCAATAAAAAGTCCATAATTCGCTTGGTCAAATCCATAACTTCCCATAGTATTAGGAGCATTATTAACAATACGTCCTACAGCTGTAAAGGCACCACCAGCAGATCCGGGAATAACATCATTGCCGAACATCACATAGCCCTTATTCCCGCCGACTTTCAAGAAATCTTTAGAAATCGTTAAGTTTGCCCAAGATGCTTGTGGGTTTGATGATGAAGGCTCATCATTTAACGAAGAGTCAACACCAATATAACCATCAGAAATTACAAAGCCAGCGATACTGCCTGAGTCTGCTTCAATACGACCTTTAACGGTCAATTTCCCGTCTTGATCCCACTCAATGTTCTTTGCCGCCAAATAACCAGAACCATCCCGCTTCAAGGCCCATTTACCCTCCACAGAGAAAAGTTCATCTGCATCAATTCTGTCAGCCTTTAATTTACCGGTTGTAATCAAATTAGCATCAATCTTCCCGGTAAAAATTCCATTAGCATCAAAATATGTGCCTTTGGTCATAACGCCGTCCGTACCAGTTACATTGCCCCAAGCAATTTTGACTGTACTATCTAATGTGATGTCGCCATTAGTATTCCAACTGATGTGACCTCCAGCTATTGCGCCAGAACCATCTGCTTCAAGTCTGAACTTATAGCCTCTTAAACCATCTGGCGATAGTGTGATATTGCCAGCTTTCGCAAATTGACCAGACGGTGTGAATTGTGCTCCAGTAAACAAACACTCATTACTAAACCACCATCCACCAATATAACTTATGGAATTTGTTAATTGAAAGGTCATTTTCCCCTCATCATCTTGACCGCGCAATGTTGGTCCTGAAGGTAATATGGCTAAATAAATTCCACCGTGTTTACGGATATGAGAATCAAAATTTGTATATGCTTCTGGCAAATCTGTATTGGATAAAAACAAGCCGGTATATCCAGTGGCAGATACCAAAGCGGCTTTTGAAGTAGCAAAGTGGTTGCTATTTAGTTTCCAACCAGCAATAGTGCCGCCGTCTTTTGTGAAATGAAGCAAGCCTCCGACAAAGCTAATTTCTCCATCTGTATCTATATACCAATTCCTACCACGAATACCGGCTGTGCCAATTGTTATAAAGCCATCAGCTGAAGTGGTCTGTTTGGCAGTGTTGTTTTTGGCACCAAGATATAAGGCATTATTGTCAAAATTCCAGCCAGCAATTCTGTTTTGACTACCTAACGAGAATACTTTCTTGTCATCGTCAATATTCGCTGTGGTGCCACAAGGTAGCCAACCTTCCAGACCATAAGAATTGCCATTGGTATAAAACATTGCCACACCACCATATACCTTCACGAATTGATGGAATTGGTCAACGGTTGGCTCTATATAATACACCAAAGTTGACGCATTGTAGATACCTATATATCTACTGACAGAATCAATAAGTATGGATGGTGCTCGCAGTGAGTGTTCTCCAATCTTCCAACCGCCTATTTCTCCTGATGTAGACTTAATAACGCCTTCAAAATCAGCATCACCATTACTATAGAAATTGACCTTTCCACTGGCAAAAGATGCGGAGCCATCTTTGTTCAACTGCCAAGCCATTGTATTGTCTGGGGCTGAAATAATGGTACCTTCTGAAAGAATTTTCAAATATCCATCAGCAGTCTGTATGCCGCCATTATTAATCTGCCACCCCCCAATTACTCCACCAGTTTCTGTCAACTGAAAAATGATGTCATCATTTTTGTAGCCATATAGACCGGTACTGCCATTGTTGCCAAAAGATGGGCCCATATAGACACCAGTAATCTGACCGTCTGCATTTTTCGTACCCGCAAATATCTTAGGCGTAATGACCCATTTGCCTGTAATCTCAGTATATGTGCCGTTCCAATCAAGAATCCAATCTAACATAGATGTTTCTCGGACAACAGTATATGAGAATGTGGCGGTAGTGACAAATTCATCGCCAACCTTGATTTGAAGCTGGAAGTTACCAGTCAAATCAGTGGTGGGAATTGTCAGAATTTTGATGCGCCATGTTGTTGTATCAACCTTGGTTATCTCGGCTGTTGCGGCATTTGACGTACTCAAAATAATGGGTTTGTCAAATGCCATCGCTGTTTCTCCGCGAATTACTCGAATGTCAGAATAAGCATAATCCAGCTTGGGATTCTGTCCATTATAGTCGGCATTTATAACGCACGAACTCGGTGAGAGCGATACTGAAAAAGCATCGTTCACCGAGTTCAATGTTATCATTCCTTGTGCGATTGTAGCCATTCTTCGTGTTTATGAAGAATAGTACAAGCTCCAAGTATGGGTTAAGTATTACCGCTTACATTCAAGATATTCCTTGGCCAATTCCTTAGCGTGATTTCTCCACGCCTGCAATTCAAGTGCTTCGTTACGATATTCCTTTGCTTTATCTTCCGGAACTGAAGTAGCATCAAGCATTAGCTGCATCATATTAGAATTAATAGCCTCAATCTGGTCTGAACTATATTTTGCGTAAATAATAGCAGTCACAATTGCGCCATAGTTCCATACTCCTAATCCAAGAGTTGCGCTGACCCATTCAAATGAGCCATCTTCTTTCTCTTGAACATCGAAATTAATTGTCCTCTGTTTAATTCCAACTACCTTAACGAAGGTCACTGCTTCCGGTTTCGTAGTTCCAGTTTGGATATTCATATCTAAGTTCCTCCTTGCGTATTAATTGTTGTTGATAGTCATATTTTCGCTTAATTCTTACAAATCCCATATCAGAGTTTAATACACAAACCTTGCGAATGTCTTCAAGATAGGGTTTATAGAGTTTTGAGCGCATCTGAAATGAACGATGATGAACTGAGAAACCAATGTAAGAATTCATTGAAGATACCTCGTTCTGCAATCGCTTCAATTTACTCAAGGTAGCTCCACGATTGGCGATAGAACGACAAAGAGCTGCCAATGTAAAGATTTGATCGTGCATTCCGCCATAAGTACGGCTTGCCAAATATGTTCTATGAGGCATAATTGTTGTTCCCACAAATTTGCAGCCGTGAGATACTTTCTGGAGATAGAATTTGTCTCTGTGCAAAGTCAGATGGAGATACAGGCTGAGCCATCTTTCAGCAATGGCTCGGATTTTCAAGATTGCTTCTTTACTACCTACGATAGTGAAATCATCGACAAATCGTTTATAACAACAGCCATATCTCATACACAATTTCAACATTATCGCATCAAAGAACGACAAGTAGAAGTTTGCACACAATTGACTGAGAATGTTCCCGATCGCCATACCAAAGTGTCTCGGTCTATTAAACATAGACTTGTGAAATGGTAGGAAATCCCACATGCGGATGTCCGATTTCCTAATGCAATCATCCTGAGGGCAATGAAATACTTGCTGTTTCGTCAATCTAAGCAAGACATCAAGATCCTTCTCGTGATAATTCTCCTTGATAAATGGCTCCAGTAAGGCCCAAAGAATATTGCGGTCAATGTGCATAAAGAAAGCCTTAATGTCAAATCTTCCGACATGGACATCATCTTTCGTCCACATATCACTCATATACTCCATATCAACTTTAAGGGCTTGTGCTGCTCTTAAAGTCCCGAAGCCTTTCCTGCAATTAAAAGATACGTTGTGCTGTAAGAAAAAGCGGGTTTCAAATAGAGGGTTCAGCCTTAGACAAATCCAATGCTGAACAACCCTATCACGAAACGCTGCTGCAAAGATTTCCCTGAATGATGGGAACTTTACGATGAAGCATGTTGATGTAGTGGGTTTGTAGTCTCCGTAGTATATCTCATACATAAGATTCCACAATTCCCAGTTCTCAATCATGCGCCATTCTTCACATTGAGAAGTAGAATATTTATTGGCACAACAATCATCTTTGGCAACCACCCAACCTTCCTTAATCTCCGCATCTAATGCGACAACTGCACGAACCCGGTTACTGTTGTACTTGTTGTTGTTGTTCGTGTTGCCATCCGAGAAGTTGACGTTCCATGCGTTGTTGCGACTGTTCTCAGATGCGCTACGCGCAGTCATGTGGCTAATTTTCGTCGTAACAAAGTCCTGATTTCTCAGTAACTCTGTGCCACACCCATTCAATGATAAGAGATTATTAATATCCACAACCTTAGTTATGTAATATGAAGCACTGCGACAACTTTATCGCCCAAGCCATGCGTCTATTTGGACGCTGATTTGGTTCACTAAGTCAACAAACTCACCCTCATGTCGTGGCGAAACTACAGGAATCAAGTCTCCCTTATGATTAGTAAACCTCACCTTTTTAAAGACGCGCACCATTGTTTTCAATGATGTCAAGCGTAGGTGTAGGTTTCCATGACATTCTTTACGAGCGGTAATATATGTTGCTGAATTTCTGTCAAGTCCATAAGCAATTGAAATGATGTCCAAACAATCATTTACATTACTTATAAACTTACCTCCCAAAACTTGATAGGGAGTCGATTTCGGGAGACGACTAATCATCGGAATTGAAAGAATCATAAGTCGTTCCGTCAATCTATATACAGGAGTTTGTGAAGATTGGTGTTTCATACCAAAGATAATATGTTGTGTGCCAACGATTTGCAAAACAATATAGATATTCCGGTATTTATAGCCCGGCTCTGGAAGGAGCCGGGCGTACCGATTTCAAAATGCGACAACTGCACGAACCCGGCTACTGCCGTACTTGCTGCCGCCGTACGTGCTGCCATCCGAGAAGTAGACGTACCATGCGTAGTAGCGACTGAGCTCAGATGCGCTCCAGTACCAAGTGTTCGTGAATGCTGTAAAAACTCCATCCACTCGTCCCTGAGCGAAGATCGCGCCTTCATCGCCAACTTCGTAACCACAGCGATGGAACCAGCACAAACGAGCTAAGTCGCCTTCACAGGGTAATGACCACTTACCGGCTAAGAATAGTGGAGAAAGCTCCTCGTCGGTTTTAACCGCAGGCTGATAACTGTGACAAAGTGAAGCCGCTGGGTAATAAAATTGACGGTATTTTGCAGCACCCAAATCGTTAACAATATTTAACATCAACTGATTAAGGTGCTCCATTTCAGTCATTTTGTCACCCACATAAGGCACTGGAAGGTTCACCGCAGAGTCATTCAATATGATGTTGCGGTGCTCAATAATTTGTAAAGTTTTCAATAAACTTTTTGAAATTATTTCACCCTCCTTATACCCAGCGATAGGAGATCGAAGCTCTTGAAAGCCCATATCGCCCATTGCTGTAGTAGGACTCATTATCTTAAATCCATCTTCATCACCGTATTCTTCATCGCGAAATGTTTCAGCTGTGATATACGCATTATCCTTACCATCCAATGTCGTTAAGCCACGACTGGTGATATTTTGAATTGTAGGTATGTCATAAACATCATAATTCAATGTATCGTCCAGTTCTATATCTCGAATATTGTAATTCAAGTCATTTGCGCTACCTTCTATCCAGTTCTGATCAGTGGTTGTATTGTTGAAATACAATCCCCACTGAATACCAGTTGACACATCTGATAATGCAACGGCCAAACGGTTTTGCGGATTTTTCCTGTCAATATAGAAGCAAATACCTACTACTGTCTTAGAACGATCCAGCACATTAGAGTATGAACCGTCAGCAAATACATAATCACCTAATTTACAAGACCTATGATAGAAACCTACGGTCACAGTATCAGAAACCTCTGTTCCATCTGTCAAAGTAACGGTCACTGTGATTTGAGCGATGGGCTCTTGCTCCTCAGTGCCAACTTTCGTAACTGTAACTATACCAGTCTTGGAGTCAATTGTAGCATAACCATTATTTGTCATCGCCCAACGAATTGCTGAGAATTTGTTGGCATTATTGGAATTTGGCTGTACCTTCAATTGATAAGTGCCTGTCTTATCGAAGTATTTCTGACCGACAACGCTAACATTCTGTAAAGGACGCTGAGTGTATTTCAGCCGTAGCTTGTTGTTTTCTTTATCAACATCGCCCCATTTTGCCAAAATCTTTTGTTTCATCTCAAAAGTCAAGTTATGGCTTGAGTTGATTTCAATATAGCCTTCCAAATCAGAATCTATATCCACCAGTTTCATCAAGTTGTTGATAGAGAAGTTGGTCCAGTTAATGTTGTCAATCTTGCAACTGCTTAACTGAGAACCATCCTCAGTCAACAAACTGGTTATCAGTTGCTGGCTGTTCAGATTTGGACAATTATGGAACGTCAGAGTCTGAATATGCGCAACTCCTTCAATCTCAAAATTTTCAGTATCGAGATTGGTGTAATTTTCCATTGATAAGGCAGTCAATGTTGCAGGCAAAGACAATTTGGTAATCTTAGTCGGATCGCCAACCATAAACTGTGTGATAGAAGTCCCCCAAGCATCTAATGACTCTAAGCGTGTTTGTGCAGAGAAATCCAAAGCACCGGTTACAGAAACTCGATTCCGCAAATCAATCTTACGCAACATTGGTGCAGTGGCAGTAACTTTGGGAGGTCTAAATTCTGCTGGCATAGCAGAGGCGACAAATTCTGTCAATCGTTCACCGGCTATACCAAAGGCCTCACCCTGAAGCGGTTTATTACCAAATTCACCAATATTGGTGTAGTAGTCAATGCCATGTAGCTGAATGTTGGTATTGCCATCAGAAGGAATACCGGCAAGCCTAAAGACCTCGCCAGCCTTAACACGAACAGGACGCGAATTTCCTGTACCAAAGTATGTTGACGAACCTGAGCTTGCTGCCGGATAGAGCCACAATGCTGGAGTCAGATCGAAATCGTATGTTGGGTTTTCGCCACTCAACATCTTTACAGAACGGAATGTCAACGAGCCTTGTCCATTCATCGAGAATTGTCCGTAGGAAGCATACGATGAAATATAGATTAGACGTTGACGCATCCATTCCAGCTCATTCTCCAACTGAGAGCCGAGTGACTGGGCAAGCGGATGAACTGAAGCCACATATTTGCCCTGTTGCCATGCAATAGCTGCTGTCTCGTAACGAATTCGAGCTGTCTCATTGTATGCTACAGCTGGAATTGAACGAGCAATGCGGTAGTAATAGTTCTCCATGAATTGCATCAATGGGTCACTATTCGCCTCCATAATTGCGCCTTGCTGAGAGGCCAATGATGCCATCGCTGTCAGTATCGAGCGCATCATTGAGCGCATTTCATCAGGGAAAGCCAACTCAAACAAGTCATACATAGCATTTTCTTCACCATTCCAGTAAGGCATATTGTCTGCGTTACGGTCGTGTGTTTCAATGTAGTACGGTTTGTTCAAACGCCCCTCATTATCTGTTTTCTTGATGGAGTCAAGGTCATCTTGGGCAAAGTGGATGACAATGCGGCCCTCGTAATAATCCAAATACAAGTATGTATTTTTAGCTCGGTTGTCAGTTGCCGCAATCAAGAGCACAAAGCATAGATGATATAGAGCATCGTCACGCTTAAAATACAGATGAGCATTATTTCTGAATCGTTGCACACGAGCAGTCTTGAATTGCTCATTAACCGTTTCCCATACATTCGATACCGGAGTGACCCCCAAGTCAGTAACCATATTAAGTTTTGCATACTGACCATCGCCCAATTTGTTAACGCCAGCATCAACCCATTGCCCTGTCAACACATCATAACGGAATAGGTCATATTGCGCAGCTCCATCCCCAGACTGTGTTACCCAATAAAAATGCTGGTTATTAACTGACTGAGATTTTTGAAGTTCAGACAGTTTGCCAACAAACGGATGGATATGAGGTGAATTCAGATATACAAAGTTGAAAGCACTGCGGAAATAGCTTACGTTATCGGCCGAACCGAGACAGATTTCCCATTGTTTACCACCATTGAACATATAGATTTCACCATCTTCATCTGGCTGGATGTCATCATTCCAAGGGATGCGGTGATTGGTCAGAGGCTGACCGTTGTCGCAACCCTCAAGCATCAAATAATGGGGAAACTTATCCATATCACAGGCAAAAGTTGGCTTATCACCCTTACCCGGACCAAATGTGTAAAGCCCAAAAAACTCAGGCTCATTATCGCCAATTTTAACAAAGCCAAGGAATTCTTCCTGTTTGACCGATACTCGGCAATTTTCGTAACCCGGAGTGTTTGTCATAGTCGAGCCACCAGTGACTGCTTTCCACAAATCATTGAAAGCATTAACAGAGCCCATCTTGTGTGTTTGCTGAGAAGAGGCCCAGTTTGCCTTTGCCACAAGTTTAGCTGCTTCAGGATCGCCATCATTCAAAGCATAGACGCTTTTATGTTCGACTCCATGAATATCAACCCAAGTACCCTTGACTTTGCTTAATACTGCATCGTCTTTATGGTTTTTGGTCTTGGGGTTCATTGCAATGTTCCAACCAAAATAGGTCATTGAAGACGTGCCCTGTCCAAGCAAGAACCAGTTATACAAAAACTCATCCTTAAATCCATCAGCGGTTTTACGACCAATAATGGTTACAGGAGAAAGTATTTCGTATTTCTTAGTATCTCCATAAGCAGGGAGGTGAGCACCTTCGTCGATACACCAACAAATCGTTTGGTATTTCTCGTGAGCTTTTGCATAAGAAATCCGGCCATCATCACCCAGCAAATCATTTGCTTGACGGATAGCCAATTTCTGCGACACACTCGCTTGCGATGCCATATAATTCTGAAGCACATCAGATGACGACAACGCAGTATGGTAGATACGAAGATTATAGATGTCTATGTCTGTACCTACAGACCCAAGGCGAATACCTTGCGATGTACGCACACCATCCACAAACTGCACAAATACATCGGATGTTTCCCATGTAAATTCACGAGAACAAGTACCATTTACAAATATTCGCACCATATTGACCGACGAGCCGTTGATGCCATACACAATATTGACCATCAGATGTGTACGCTTGTCTCGCAAGAAGCCTACGTCCTGATCATCAACACTACGATTCGATTGAGTTAGGAAGCGTCCACTAATAGGAAGCAATTCAAAACCAAGAGGCTTTTCATCGGGCATATATGAACACATTCTCAAAGCAGGCTTGTTCTCGTCCGTGACATTGCGACTTGCAAAATCTAACTCTATGGTTAGTGAGCGACGATTATCTGTACCAATGTAATCTTTGAAGGTTTCATAATCTATGTCGATAGATGTGCCAGAAGGGAGACGAAGACATTTGTTATTATCTTCATCGGTAATCCAGCCATCCGTAACAAGTCCGAAATTCTTCCAAACCGATGGCACAATTTCACCAGTAACACTGTTGATAATAGACATCGGATTAACTTCGTCATTTGTACGAGAACGAGGGTTAATCGCCATCCCATAGCCAGCTGTCGGAGCAAAGTTCTCAGTGTTATCCACTGAAAAGCCAATCATTTCGTGAATTTCGGTTTCGCCTGACAAGAAACGCATATAAGCATCAATGCTCACTTCATCGGACTCAATTTCAATGACATTGATAAGTGCTCGGCGTTCATTAGGCGTAACTTCGCCAAGGTCAAGTGTCATATAATTTTCAGTTCCGGCATAATTCATCAAAGCAAGTTTCAATGGCAATGCCTGACCCGACGGATTATAAAGTGAGTATGTAAAAAGCTGTTCTGTAGTCCAGTTCGTGATGGATTGCTTTAGATCATTGAGTAGCAACCTTGGTGTTGTATCAGCCGGATCTGTGACAATCATGTGCTGTGATGTTAGCGTCTCACTAACGACATCAGAATTATTGACAGAAAGCCAAGCCTGAACAGTGTGTACCCCATGTGTGATGATTTTGTTAGGCTCATCATCTGTATCTGATATACTACACTGATAAGGTGTCTGGGTGTAAGTTGTCAAACCGAGAGGGAATTCTACTTTACGCTTTCCATCAATCAGTACATGAAGTGTTTTGGCAACCGCTCCATTGATATAGTACCCCAATCGCAATACTCCATCAGTCACTGGTTGCTCCCAAAGTGTTGAAAGCTGCAAGCCAAGAGTAGTCCTTGTAACCCAAAAGCTCAAATAGCGTGTGCTCAACTCAGTGGTTTCGCCTTTGACGATGATACGCACTTGTTGACGGCCACTTGCCATCATGGACGTAAGGTCTGCCTCAAACCACTTATCAGAATCACTGGGGATATAAGGAATATTGATAGTTCCTTTGGTCGTCCATTGTGCCGATTCATTCAATCGAGTTTGCACAGTCATTACGCCACCTTCCTGAGTGTCGTTAGTCGATTGATCAATTGGGTTGAATTCCTGTGATGTGAATTTGACATTCAGTTTCACCGTATTGTCAATCGTCACAATATCACCGCTTGTTTCACGCAATAGCGAAACAATATAGCTGACAGCAGATGAGCCGCCACCGGTATCAGGCAGCGAAACATCTGACAATAGCAATTCTGCGTATGTGTCAGGGTCAGAATTCCAGTTGAGATAGTCTTCTTCAGAGGCAAACCCATAAATGTGATAGCAGTTGTCCGCACCCTTTTCTTGAGAGCGTTTGAATACAGATGGCTTTTTCGAGAGTCCATCATTCAAATCAGAGGCTGCTTTCTCAAACTGGGCCTTGATGAAGTTTTCAATGTCTTCGATGTCATGGCACGTTCCCGCATCAGGGTCGCACCAAGGTTCATCCAAAGACTCAATTGTCTTCTTTACGACCTTTAGTTTCTTTGCCATAAATGTGAATGTAGTTATTTATGTTTCTGAGACCAACCTATTCCATATTGCCAGCCATGACCGTGTTGCCACCAACCACCGGCAATGCAGTTAGAAACAGCTTCCCACAAAAGAATGGCACCCTTCTTGATGCCATCTTTTGTTCCCATATAAATGGATGCAACGACAGTTGAGCCTATGTTTATTTGACTGGGATTTTTACTGCCAATTGGGAGCATTATTCTTCAGGGATATAGTAGATTTGGCCTTCAACTATGCTCCCGTCAGCAATCATCTGTTCAAGAGCCTCTTCACTTGCCACAAGTTGTGGAGTATTTTTATTTACTTGTTCAAGCAGGGCATTAAACTCAGCGGCACTTAATCTGCCATGTTTGGTAAGGCCCTGATTCTCTACTTTTGGTTCTATTGGTAATGCCATTGCTCATACGCTTTTAAAAAATAATAGGGAAATCGTAAGGGAAACAGTTTCCGTTTTTCGTTAAAATTTCACAGATGTATGCTTCGGCACCAGAAATTTGTCCTGAAACTGTCAGTATCTTTGAGTTTCTATCAACAATGACATTATTGGCATGACCGGTGTCAGACACCTCCTCAGTTATCCACCAGTTTTCCACTTCGTGCTCCAAATCTGGAAGCTGGTATTTATGCCATTGGTAAATGAAATGCTCATTAACAAACTCATCAGACAGAGGCTCCCCTTGGTAATAGACCTGAGCCGTCAATATCGTGTCAACATTGCCATTTCTGAATGAATTGCCTTTGGAAGAAGTAACTTCCACGGTATAACCATCCATCAAGTATTTGCGGATGGTTATAGTGTCTGTATATTCCTTATCCTGATATGTATCTACGACTTTAATGATCAGTTGGCTTTCCTTGTCGCCCCAATACGGATCATCTGGATATATGGTGAGAACTGTGTGGATGTCATTAAGACCTGAAGTAATTTCAATTTCCTGTCCATCAGAATAATAAAACCACTTACGGCCAGCAGCAACCTGATTCATACCAGTCTCCTCAATGGTTAGCTTTACGAAGTCTGGTGAATACAACACGCCCGCATCAGTGCTACCCATTACAGCAAAAGTGTCACCGCCTGTAATGCGCATGGTCTTATTTTCAAGATTATGCTTTGTGTCTTCGCCTAAGTTACCCCAATTCAAATGCACATTCGGGCCAAACAACACATTTCCAAATTCATCCCACTCAATACCATGATTGGCAAGATAACCGGAACCATCCTGATTGATTCTGAATGAATGACTACGAGCTTCAATCGCACCTTCGCCATCTGCATTAAGTTTCAAAAGAGGGTTTTGGATAGTACCGCCAATACCACCGCGATTGAACCATGCACCATAATCTTCGCACATGTGCGTAACAATTTCATCAGTTGGCTGATACTGGGTTGCATTGCGCCCCGACTCCAATTGTGGAGCCGTAAACAATAGGACACGTTTCTCGGCAGAATCCGCACCGTCTCCAGTTAAAGGAGTAAATGCGACCGATACTGAAAGGATTACATCCTCATTGTCAGTATCTTGCAACTTAAATGTAACCTTTTGACGATGCCACCCAAGTATCTCTGAATGTGGTATTTGTACCGTACCGACGACCTTAGCATTTTGAAGTATGGTTAATTGCCCACCACATTTGCTGTAAGTCCAGAACGAGAATGTGTAGTCCGCACCAACCCTTACTACATCAGGCTGATACAACCAGTTGTAAAGTTGTGCTGTCAATGAAATTGACTGTGTGATAGCAAATACTTGACCAATGCCAGTAGGATTAACCGTTCCGTGCAACGTCAAAATATCGCCATCAGCTAAAGGCAATACATCAGCATCCGGCGCAATAGAGTTGATAAATGCGTTCTTATGTATTTTGCCTGCATAGAAAGTCGCAGCAAACCCATTTTCATCACCAGCAGTCAATGTACCGGAAATATGAGCAGACGTACTTGCAAAAAGTTTCTGAAAGTAACCGCCATAACTATCGAGCTTGCCAAAAACAGGATCTGAAATGCCATTGAGTTTTCCAACTCGAATCTGGCTCGCCTCTCCATAGTTAGCGACACTGGATAGCAAAATGGCGTTGAAGTCAGCCACATAAAATTCTTCATCTGACTGAATTTCGGTCAAATTAAAATTGATTGCTCTACGATGCCTACCAGAAAGGTCAACTGTGATTGGGAATAAATAGTAAGCCCAATTTTCAGTCAGCTTAACATCAACAGTACCATCAGTGCGTGATTCATCTACATAAGCAAGATTTAGCTTAATAGTCCTTGCAGTCGATGCTTTAGCCCAAAAAGAGACCAATACCTGATTCGGGTTCTGCACATATTGACTGAAAATCTGCTGAATGGAAGCACTACCACCAATTAATTTCTTGATGCGGCATATACGACTTCGATCATTTTCATTAGCAATATATTCTACCTCGCACTGATTAGCCTTGACAATATATTGACTCTGTGGATCATCAAACGCCCCATTGTTAATATTCTCCGGCCAAGTCAAGCTGCAATTTCGACCAATTCCGTCAATGACATCCATATATGGACTCTCATCATCAGAAGCAGTAAGATACAACGCCCCTGAACGTGATTGGTCAAACAAGTTGGTGATTCTGACAAAATCCAATACTTCGCCGGGCATTGGAGCATCGCCCTCCAGCAGCATACCTATAAACCACGGTTGCTGCTTAGTAACCGTTTGAGTCTTATATTCAATAGGGTCATTGGAAATCAGCTCATAGTTGCCATCAGCATCTACGACCGCTTCCTCAACATCAACATTATCGACCCCATATTCCAATACACACATCAGCGAGTAGATGACATTCTTGCCGTCAAAATATTGACGACGAACAATGTCACCAGTTTTCAACCCTTGTGTCTTTCCACCCTTACCATCAGGCTGTCCTTTTGCTGATTCAGGTTTTAACGATATTTTAAATTTTCGTGTCTTAGGTATAGACATTAAATAGCATCACTGATTTCCTCAACCAGATCGCCGGAACATGAATCAGAAACCCACAACGAACCATTGGTCGCGCCTGATTTCTGAACTTCAAGTTCATAGATTCGCATTCTCTTACGAACCGTCAGCTCGTCGAAGGTGGCATGATAGCCTCCTACGAAATCACTTTTGATAATACCCCAGCCATAACCGGCAAAACCACTGGCAAACCGCTGGGATTGAACATTATTATTGAAATAGGCATTCCCTGTGAAAGCCATGCCATCAGCAACGCCTTCAATGAATATCCCTGTATTTAAGAATAGAGCGTTTTCTTGAAGCCTTGTTTGGTATTTTTCGCTTAATACCGAAAAACTTTTGCTTAAAATAGGCTTCTGAAAGACAAAAAATTCTGCATCCGTATTATAAAACAAGCTCACATCCGTTGATAACGACATGTTTCGCCAAGGATAATTACTTGCATCAAAATACATTTTTACTGACAACCGATCAGTTGTTTGACCGGAACTATCAGAATGAGTGTGCGGAATAGAGAACTTTAATTGTTCATGCGTTCCATCAGTGTAGATATAAGGTCCATATTCATCGCCCAACGCAATATTTTTAGGAAATACCACGCCACAATTATCAGCAGATACATAATATGTCCTAATCACAATCGGGCCACCGTTAGCACAGCCTGCTTGAAATGAGTTTCTGAAATCGCCATCACCATTGCTGGACACCATCACATAAGTGTTTTTATCGTTTTTGATGTTGGCCTGCAATGATATGAATTGGGTTGGCAATGGATTATCAATTGTACCGCCAACGTCACCCAAGTTCAAAATTTTACCCGGCGCAGAAAATGAAACAATATTGTCAGCCCCACCACGAACTCGTACAATATACTCATCATCAAACTTGATGCCATAGCCATCAATGATATTCAAGTCAGTCTTCATTGTTATTTTTGAAGACTGAGTGGCGTCATCATAGCTCGAATAAAAGATTGCATCCCCATTCTCGCCTAAATCAAAACCTTTCAAAGCCTTCAATCGTCCATCAAGACTAACGCCACCATCAACGGTCAAATCGCCATATACATGGCCGTCTTTCATCGACCAGTCCGTGTCCTTGTTGTTGCAATTTCCGGAATGATAGAACTCTTTAGTGCCCCAAAATATGCCTTGATTATTGATGACAACATCGCCAAGTTTGAATGTTCCGTCAACCTCAATCGCTCCGGTAATTTTAATATCCTGAGAGTCCAGCTGCAACTTGTTGTCTTGATAGAAAATGCACTGATGCTTGGAGAAAAATATTCCAGTATCAGACAAATTTAGCTGGCCATCAATAGTCGCATCATTATCGACAATCAGCCTGCCATAGACATGTGCTACATTTTCCTTCGCTGCATTAACTATGACATCAAAAATTTTCTGAGAGTTATAACCGGCTTCAAAGCCTTCCAATGCTCCAAGCAGACCAAGCATGTTGTCGCCCGCTTTTTGTACCAATTTCGTCAAATCAATACCGGTAGCAGCAGTAACAGATGCGGTATCAATCACACGAGCAAATAAATATGCCGCATTTTGCATCTGAATGTCTGTGATTTCATTCATTTTCGCTTCAATCACAGATTGTACTGGCTGCATTACTGGGATCACATTGCCATCCGGATCTGTCCAAGTCTCTCCAGTAGGCACAGAATATGGGGCCTGATTATAGTCAGGCGGCGTACCGGCATTGGCATCTTTCATACCTTGAATCAGGCTCTGAAAGATAGTATATCGTGATGGCTCATTTGCCTCCAGTTGTGCGACCTTATCAGATGTAGCAATATCTGGATGTAATTTTATCTCGGCCATTATTTCTGAATTTGTACTTTTTGTGTTAAGAAACCAGTATGGCTGGATGCAAACGCCTGTATCTTGGCCTTCAATGCAATGAAGCTACCCAACACATTTGCTGGTGGCTGTGGGCCCATCATAGTCGGTGTCATCATCTGTCCGAGATAGCCAACTAAATCAGACAATATTGTAGCTAATTGCTGTCCCAGAACAGCATCATCGACACCACTTTTGCTACCAACGTAAGTCACTCCATCTTCTACCGTCACTGAAGACTTGCCCATTTCCATTTTTGCCTGCGAGTCATCAAGAATAAGGCTGGATTTGTCGTGCTCCAATACAATTTCATCAGTAGTAATTGTCTGAGTTGACTTACCACCAACATCGTGTTTAATTTCGAGCCCGTCATTGGGATCATTGCCAATAACTTGTGTGACTGTGGCCTCAGCATTATCTTTTTCAGTATGAACCGTTGTCTTGACTAAATCCTTGGTGATTTCGGTCAGAGCATCAATACCGGTCATCTTCAAATCGTTGATGTCATCGCCGTCTTCATCATCGTCAAATTCTTCACGCTCACGAACACCAATGGTAACTTTTTCATGGGAATCTAATTGTATCAAATCAACATGAGAAAACATCACCACATATTCAGTTTGCGATTCAGGGTCAAGTGCAATAGTTACTTCGGAATATAGCTTGGGCACAATTAAGTACCCCTCTTTGTTCTTTTGGATAGAACTGAGGAATACACCTTCATGATAGCCATACTTCACACCATTTTCTTCTTGTAAGAAACCCTGTGTGTCAAACTCTTGAACATCGACAGTTCCAAACAACTCATCGCTCTCATCATCGTGGATAAGAGCAACGTAGCCGGTCTTCCTTGCCGAATCTCTCCAGACTCCGGTCTCGTGATTAATATGTCCTTGAAGGGCAATTCGTTGAATCGCCTTCTTAATGAGGTCATTATTCCGATTGCTCATTGTCGCGTTGTATGCAGTATGGTAATTTGATAGTCTGACGGAAGCCATCGACTCCAAAGTCAGTTTTCACTTCATCTACAAAATAATAGCCGTTCTTACCACTATGTATATCATCAATCAGACGAACTTTTATTCCGGCGGTCAAGCACAAGTCACCAAACAAAGTCAGTGTTCCTTCGATGCCATTTGGATTATAGGTTTCAAGATATTTAATGGCTTCAGCCACCAACTCATCGTGAGGACAATCAATCTTTTTAGACATATATGGAATGACCGTGTACTTTTTCAGGTTCACGGTATCTTTACTATCGGTTTGAACCCTTTTACCAAGTTTCAAGCCCTTCTTTGAAATCTTGATTTCATTTAGTGTTCGGAACTCTTTGGAATTTGGGTCATTCGGGTCATACTGAGGGTTACGAATGACAGTGATTTTATAAAATTTATCACGGCCCTCAGCTTGCTCCAAACACTGTGCTTCAACAGCAACAAACTTCTTATCCGTGCTCATCAACGAAAGCCCATTTTTAGCCACATTCCAATCAAAATAAATGACTGGCACTTCTGAATTTGACTCTCCCAATTTCAAGATAGAATCATTTTCAGTGTTTGAAAAATATGAACGTCCAACCGCTATATATGGTGTATCACCCTCAAAACGAATAAATGAATACACTTTGCGCTTTGCCCAAATATCAAATAAGTCAGCCAATACCAAATCATCTGTCAAGTCAATCTTACCAAGATTAATATTTGACGCTTTCGTCTTTGGATATAGCTTGATGCCAGACCCTTCCAGCAAATTCAAACACCCCGATCCTTCATCCAAAAATGTGGCAACGGTATCTGTTGACTTACCTTTTCGTTTAGGGCAAGTCACCATTTTCAATGCACTGGCAAGATTCTCACACTCAAGCTCGATGGGTGTATCAAGACTCACTTTGGTAATGTAGCCGTTGAACATGACTTTGAGTTCTTTTTTATAATCACTGAGCAGACCTTTATCTGTATAGATTGACTTGCCATCAGGATTATAAGCAGTCAAAGCTGCTATTTCCGGCTTTTTTGTGTAACCAAGAGATATTCGGATTCTATCTCCAATTTTGAAATCATCAATCTCAGCAAGTTTTGCACCTTCGATTTCGACCCATTCTCCGGCTTCATTCTTTATTTTAGGTGTGACGTTTTTGGTTTCTGTAATGACACCATCTTTATTTAAAACCGCAGTCGTATTCTTGTCGTAAATGTAACCATTCTGAGGTGTGAGTGTACGATGCAAGATTGTACCTCTGGGAAATTTCACAGAGGCACCACAAATCAGTTTTCTATATGTTTCTTCGATTTCAATATGCTCAACTTCAGCAAACAGCGTCGGGGAATCCGGCTCTTTCATCGGATTATCGCCTTCTTTGAAAGGCCATATTTCTATCAAGCATATTAAAATACGATAGTCGCTTCTATCATCAACTGGAACCATTACCTTATACGTTAGTAACCATACCCTCGATGTCCAAACCCTTGCTGAGTGCGGAATTGGCCGCTCCAACCGCTGCTCCGGCTGCTATTTCTGCAAGTTTGTTGTTAAGTATCAAATTATACCAAAAATTAGCAGGGCTCGCTTCAAATACCTCATTAATACGACCGATTGTGTCATTGATCAAAGTGATTTCATCTGCCTCAATGGCAATACATGTCATAGAGTAAGGCTGGATGTTCTTATATTCTTGCTGCTGTAGAGAGAAATCTTTGATGATTACTTGCTTGACCTTAAATTGATCGAATATAAAATGATGCACTTGAACAATGCCCTTATACTGAGACATCTTAATAAGTCGTTGCACAGCCGCCGCTGGATAAACACCGGGCAAATCTGTGGCTACGCTACCATTGATTGTAAAGGTCAAATCACCATTAGAAATCAACTCTTTGCGTGAAGAATCACGACCCTGCACTGGAGTCATCACAAGGTTCTTGCTCGTGGCAAATGTTACTTGTGGAGACAAATCAATATGTATCACATCTTTACTTGTCACCTCTGTGGCATCTTCATATTCGATATTGTGTTCAATTGACCGATTTGTTTCAATCAAACTTTGAATAAGGCTCTGCTTCTTCACTTTATAGCTTTCTGATTTAATAGACTTCGGAAAACTATAAGTGACAGATGAATCGCCAGTGTAAGACATAATTAGAGCTTCGGGTACTTTTCGGCTTAGGTAATCACGCGCAGTTACGTTATCACCTTCTGCTGTCTGAATAGTACCATAATCAAATTCCGCAATCTCACCACCTTTAATAAGTTTTGCAAAGGCACTTTTATCACTAACTTTAAGAGCATCCTCACGGATTTTCTTAGCAGCCATATTTTGAAGCCGGGAAAACAGCCTGTTTAATTCGCCCTCAGCCATCTGCATAGCAATCTGTTGTGCAACACGAGCTGTCACGATCTTGCTGGCAGGCTTGCTCTTAAACTTCAAATCACCCAACGGTTGATTGCCGTTTATCCATCTGTAGCCAACTCCACCCAAAATAGATTGGGCAGAGCCTGCTGTGGCAAATTTTAGATTAGACCAAACACTCATTGAAATATTGTTTTATGAAGAATAGCTACACTATAAGAATTCAGATTATAAAAATCCCCTTGACAATTAATGATCGTCAAGGGGATTGTGTCATAGCTCCGAGAGCTTTAAGCTGATTAACCTTCAACATATGAGCATCTAACCATTCAGCTTCATTAGAGAGACTGGCAAAGTCCTCGTCGCTCAGGCTTTCTATATCGACACCCGGAAAGTAATGTCTTATGAAGATAATTTTTTGCCTGAAATACTGGTTATCTTTTACTTCCGAGTCTTTGATAAATTTACCAGTCTGCCATTGCGCATTTCAATGATTCGACCGAGTTGACCCATTGTTCCAAACAAGAACAAGGAATCGTCCTTAATCATTTCTTCATCACCGGCAAGGAAGCAATCTTTAGCAAGAGTGCGCATTGCAACAGCATTATTGCTACTGGCTGCCGAAAGATATTTAGAGAATGTTTTAAAATCAGGCTGACGGAAGTAGGCAACATAATGCTTCTTCTCATCGTAGTCCGGATTTCCTTCAATGACAATCGGGAAAATCACGCGAACTGTCGGATTATCTGCTTTAAGAGAAGCGACCTTTTTTTCAATTTCTTTTTCGAGCTCAGGGGTTAATTCTACCAGTTCCTCGATGTTGTCGATTTCGTCCATAATTGTTGCGAATTGATTTAATGTTTATTATAAATAGGGCAGTGTAGAAATAGGGGTTTGAAAAAGAGAGGAGATTTTTCATAATCTCCTCTCTTTCAACATCAACATGTTCTAACAATTATGGAACTTTACTGTGAATCAATTATAATATCAAATGGATTGAGATCGAATTCTTTTGTAATGTTTGTATCATCCTGAGCGGCTTCCATACCATCCTCTGTAAACAGACAGCCTTTTAGAGTTACAGTTTCGGTAGTCCAATCTTCAGTTTCAAACTCATTAGCAAAAGAGATTACCAAATCAAATTCCCCAAGTGCGGTAAGCGAGCCGCGTAGGCTACGAATTTGTACCTGTGTGTTGTAGTCCATTGTAATGGAAGCGGTGTACTCCCAATTGCCAAAACCTCGGTTCACAGGCTTACCACCAAGACCATAGTTGGTCTGCACATTCCACTTACGATTCCATTTAATACCTGTCACACCTTGAAGTGTGATAGAATTAGCATTGGCAGACCCAGTAAGTGCAGGAGCAGTCAGCTCAATCATCGCCCACGAATAGGCTACATTATTTACAATCGTTGCCATTTATTAGGATTGTTGAGAAAGCGCAAACCCTTCTTCCACTTCGATAATTTTCGAGTAACCCATCGGAATAATGGAATATTTGAGCTTGAGCTTATCGTTTTTCAAGATATTCTGAGCGGCAGGAATACTGATGGTACCAATGCCGCTGATTTCTTCATTGTCTGCCATTGCTTGCAGAACATCATTTACGAGATTACGGAACAATGCGATATGTGCCGCAGAGAGTTGACCAGTGGCCGGATCTACTTTAATCTTGTAGTTAACGTAGGGCAAAAGAGCCTGACGAACATTACGACGAGATTTGTTGATTACACGATTACGAGCAATAGTGCGATAATCTCCATCAGAACAAGTTGAGTCGCCATTGAAAAATACTTGCCCCTCTCGACCGGCATATTTCATTAAAAAGATGTAACCTAAATCATCAAGGTTATTCAACTGCTTCTGAGAAAGAGCAGAATAACGCATCGAATTGGTAAGTGCATCTCCTGTAACTGTGCAATCGCCAAAGCCAAGCTCAATGTCTGGGAAGTAATTGCCCAGATTGCAATTCATTACACAGCCGATATTGTCAGCCACATTATCACGCGCCAAAAGGCCAAGTGCAGCACCAATATTACCAACAGGAGTCTTACTGTCAAGAGCAATCTGCATCGCACGAACTTGCGTATCAACAGCCTGACTAAGCGCAACAGCCATATAACGGCAATCAATAATACAAGATGGTATCTTACTGAACACAACTGTAGTCTGTGTGCCAGTTGCAGTCTTTACTTTTGCAGGATTAGCATTCAATACAAAGACTGCCTGCGCATTGTATTCATTGGCCATAGAATTTGCAATAAGCTGAATGTCATCAACAATCTCAATTGCATACTTCTCTGCATCAGCATCGACTTCACGCCACAATGACTGCTCAGTCCACACACCAAACTGGTTGATAATGCCACCAGATGCTTGCTGCATTTCAAGAAGCGCATTCCAGTTGGTAGAGCAATCTGCAAAAGCGATAAACAAACGACCAGTGCCGCCATTCAATTTAAAGAAATGTTCGATATGATAGTATGGAATGCCAAAGAGAAAATCTTTGCTAATACCGTCTTCGGTTTCGCCAGTGTAGGCTTTAATGCCCAGAGCTGCAACATCATCTAAGCTGTTGAGCTCAACCACAGCGTCTTTCAATTGTTCTGCCATTTCAGCAGCTGGGCCTTTTGTCCAGAAATCGGTTTGTGCCGAAATGTCAAAAAGCAAACCGCAGACCTTATCGGTAATACTTGAGTGTTCAACGCCAATATTACCATCGGTATCGGTCATAAATACGCCACCTAAAGCCATTGTTTTTCAGTGTTAAGAGTTATAATAAGGATTTTTGTAAAGAATAGCGGCCTTTGCGACAGCAAGTTTGCATCCGGGAGAGAACACCCTTCCATCTGGAGCAATGAGCAATTCTGGTTGGTTCGAGAAGACTTTTAGAATGTCTTTTACCCTTTCGGACATCTCAATAACAGGCTCATCTTTGGCCTTACCCTTGCCAGTTTTCTTAGGCTTCTCAGCCTTATGTTCTTCTGCTACAGTCGGCTGATTTTCCTCAACGACTTCTACAGGAATTGCGACTTCTACGTCGTCTGTAACTACTGACTTTTCAATTTCTTCTGTATCTTTAATCTTAGCCATAATGTGTTAGAATTAGAAATGGGGAGCGGAGTTTCTTTCTCCACTCCCCATCACTGTTTTTACTTGTCGGGTAAAATTCCGCGCTCCGGTACGTTACGCAGTTTTCTTGTATGCGGTCCAGATGATAATTTCGGCAGGGAGCACGATATTAACATCCATCTTCATACGCATCTGGAAGAAGTAGAGCTCAGAGTTCGCCTGAAGGCGTTCAACCTTAACAGATTCTTGGTCAGTAGCATAGTCAACACCCATCCAAAGGTTTGAGTCCATACCAGAGTTGAACTTACCAAGAACGATGGTGTGTTCAGGAACACCGTTAATGACTACGATAGACTTGCCTTTGAAGCGACGCTTGTTAATGTCAGCGTTCTCAACATACTTCACTTCTTTTCTGGTCAGATACTCGTCATAGAGGTCCCAAAGATCCCAGCCCATAACGAACTTCAGGTTCGAGTGCTTACGCAATTTCTTTGGACATGCTCGCCACATTGTGTATAGAGCGGTTTCCACTTGCTCACCAGTAGTAAGCTCAGTGTCACCGGCAAGAATTGCCTGTCCACCAGCAAGTTCATTTTTGTCGGTAGTAGTCAAGTTATCGAGGATGCGAGCGATTGCACCATCAAAATACTTCATGCTACCAGCAGCAGACTTGCCACCAAGAACGGTTGCGCCATCAGGACATGTAATCTTGGCATCTACGCCACCCTTGCGGGCACACCAGATAGAATCACCGATGTACTGATCTTTCTTGTCAATAAGAAGATGTAGCATCTTCGACTGTACCTTTGGGTCAAGGTCGCGGAACAAGAGCTGGCCATCGGGCTGGAATGGCTTCCAGTATTCTTCAAAGTCACGAGGATTGAATTCAAGATAAACCATGAAATCCTGTGGATCAAGATAACGTTCCGAGAAAGTGTACTGGTTAAAACCGTCTTCAGTTGCGCCACCCTCAGCAGAAGTTGGAGTAGGCTTGTTATCCTGAATAATTTCACCAAGTTCGATGTGAGGAAGCACATAACGCTTCTGAACACCGGATTTGATGTGAATCAACCCCTCGGCAAATGTATCATTACCTTGTGCGGTATAGACCAAAAGGTCTTCCAGCACTTCGCCGGAGTAGGTATTACCGGCGTAATTAATATTGCCTGCCATTATTGTGTCTTATGGATTAGCTAAAAGTTTTAAATTCGATGTCGCCTACTACAGCCTTTACTTTCTCAGCAAGAGCTTCTTCGGTAGATTTCATGGATTTTGCAGCAGCTTCCACATTTTCAGGATCTTTTGCAATTTCCTCAGTCACTTTATCACGAGGTGCGAGGCCAGCAAGAGTCTTCTCTACAAGTGGCAGATTGGCTTCTGCCATACTGATCCATTCAGCTTTATCCTCGACTTGAATTTTGCCAGCTGTCACAGCGGCCTGAACGAGTTCTTCGATGTGAGCGGCTTTCGCAGCTGCTTCTGCATCTTGATACGTTTTCAATTTGTTCTTGGCTTCAGCAAGCTCATCGGCAAGATTCTTCGCCTCCGCTTCCTTTCCCTTAAACTGAATCTTCAACTGGTCGAGCTCTGCTTTGGTATCTGTTAGACTTGTTTTGGCAGTAGCCAACTCAGCCTTGACAGTATTAAGGTCACTCTCGGCCTTTGTCAACTCAGTAATGCGAGGGGTCACGGAAGCTACCGGAGTGTCCTTAGCCAAACCAAGCTGCGCACATACAGTGTCAAAAGCCAGTTCTTTTTCGTTCATTACTTGTTGTGTTTGATTAGTTTGCTTATTTTGTTCAAGAATAGCGAGTGCTTTCTCGATAAGTTTGTTCTCCGCTTCATCGCTGACCATCGCGGCCATGATGTCACGGATAGAGGACGCACTGCCTAATCCTTCAATTTTACTCTGTATGTCGGCACGAACTTGCTCGGAGGTACTGATGACATTGGCTTTTGGCAAAATCCCGGCTTTCACAGCTTCTTTTGCTGTCAAATATGTACCATCTGCATTTCCCTCACCATCCATGATAGCTCGAACCTCAGACTTTTTCAACCCAAAACGTTTCTGATAAATAGTTTCCAGCTGACTTCTAAAAGCCTTCAGCATATTCTTAGTAGATTCATCCTGAGAGTCAATTGCATTGACAAATGGATTGTGAATCATAAGAATTGAATAATCGTGCATAAAGAGCTTTGAACCAGCAGCCCAAATAACACTTCCCATCGAAGCAGCAATGCCCTCAATCACACAATGTGTTTCAATAGGACAAGACTGGATGACTGAAAAGGTACTCATGCCTGACACAACTGAGCCACCTTCAGAATTGATTAACACCAAAATTTTAGATGGCTTTACATAATTCTGAAGCCATAGAAACTCATCATTAAAGCGAGTAGTGGTGTCTGGCGTTACTGGGCCGTAGAAACGAATGACAGCAGGCTTATTCTCAGAAGCCTCCCCCACAATGTATTTGTATTCGTTTTCGTCCATTATCTATTTTCTGAAGAATAGCAAGTCCAAAAACGAAAGGTTGTTGCAGGCTATTCCTGAAAGCCTGCAACATCTTCAAATTTTGGATCATCATGGTCGTCGTGGTGATCTTGATTGTTTTCCGGCAACTGGTCAGAATGATTTGTAAAGGGAGGGATTACAATGCTGCGCTCCACATAATTACGATAACGATAAGACGTATAATTTCTAAACCATACCTCGTATGTTATCCAATATTGCTGTAGCCCATCGTCAAAATTCTCGACTTGATCAAAATACGTCAATTGACACCTTTCAGTCAAAGGCGCAAACTTGGACTTATTGGCTTCAATTGCATTATGCACACGTTGAAAAACATCATAGCCTTCAGTCTGATATTCATCATCCCCATTATTCAAACGATTCAAAACAAAGCAAATACGCAAATCTGCTCGTCCTTCGCCAATTCTGGAGGTCTGCACCAACCATCTAATATTGATGAGGTGGATAAATACAGCAGGGAAAGCCAAACCATATTCAAGATTATGTTTATCGTTTTTAATACGAGTCAGTTGCCCTGAGTTCAGCTTAACGGTCCGAAATAACGGTGGACTCTCCGGATTATTTGGGTCAACCCGCAACTCTCGCACAATGCTTTCTACAGCTCTATATATTTCAGACAATGGATTTGCCTCATACAATTCTTGTTCTTGAGTCTTTGGCAGCTCAATGGCCTCAACCTTTTGCTGATTACTTTCTTTCTTTTGAGGCTTATTTTTATCTACAATCATTTAGGTAATCCTTCAAATATGAGAACAGATAGCTTTTCAAGTTCAGCTTTCAACACAGTTGAGTGTCCGATGAATTGGCGTTCTTTTTTAGGTCCTTTCTTTGGTTTGTTGACCAATGAATTCAGGTTGTTGTGAACCCCAGCATAACAGAACCCCTTATGACGTTGTACCGAATTATTAAATTCCTTTGGGTCTGTAAAAATCGTTATTCGATGTTTTACATGAGCTGCAACTTTTATAGAATCTCTGAGTGTTCCAAACTCTTGCAATAATCCCGCCCCACCACGATAATTTCCTTGCCACGGTGCCCAAGGTCGGCTACCAGCAGTATTCATTCTTTTTTTGAGGAATGAATCTTGGAATACCTGCACCGCAGCATGACCAGCTTTCACTTCAAAATTATGAACCCCAATTTGAAATTTGTGAGCGGCCCCAGCCCATTGAGCAGCCATCTGCTGTGGTGTAATCTTAATTACTGGCATTCAAATATTTATTCTTGATACGTTGAGCGATTAACTGAAGATTGGCATTATGCTCTATATCAACTTGGAAATATGGGTGTTCATCTGAGAATATTCTACCGCCCAAAGCTACGCTTTCTTTAAATGTGGGATTAAACCAATCTGGCATTTCAAGTTTTTGCGAGGCTGCTCTAACACTGTTTTCAATAGTGTCTTCAATCAAATAGCAACGACATTGATGTTCAATAGGAGGGATAAGCCAAGCCGGAAAACTCACTTTTGGCGCAGAAAAGCCTTCATATTGCAAATGCCAAGGTCTTACTCGCTCATCGCCTTGTGTCATATAAGTCAATATTGTTGTCGGCTTCAACGCAGCAAGACCAGCAGCTATAATCATCGCATACTCCACGTCTGAATTCTCCACACGAGCATACTGTTTATTATATCTTGCAAAAATTGCGAGAATATCATCTTCGTCCACATCATCTTCGTCAGATTCATCCAACTCATCAATTTCGGACAGCATTTGATATTCTTCCGCAACCGCAAAATCTATTAAATTTTCGACAGCAGCTACCAAGCAATCTCGTCTGGCAGATTCCAATTCAGACAAACCTTCTGTATTTTTCAGCACTTGTAGTGCTTCTTCAATTGTCAAATTAAACCCATTGCAAGCATGGCCAATAAGGTGTTCTGCTCGCAAAGCCATAAGTTCTTCGAGAATTTCAAGGCGACCATCTTCATCTGAATCAGACTCCATAAGATGCTCGAATATAACCAATAGCGCAGCATATTCTTTTTCATCACGTTCTTTATTTTCTTCGGGCAACCTTTGTGCTTGTACCTCGGAGAGTAAAGCGGTGCCCTTTACTTTCTCTCCCTCAAAAAATTTGTCACACCACGGCTGTGACCGTAACGACGATAATATTCTTCGTCAGACATGCGGCGAGGGCCTGTAACTCCGTCCTCTCCAACAGACACGCCGCCACCGCCTCCAGTTTGAAGATTGATTTGCTTACCAACGGCTACACCAAAAGTTTTTTCCACTTCCTCCGATGGTACTTCAAAACGATCAGATAGAGCGGAAAATAGCTCAATTTGCTCTTTGTTGGACATCTCCAGACGATTTGAATATTTGAATTCCAATCCCGGCTTAATATAGCCGATAGCGACCAAACGAGGAATAATTTCCTCATTCATAATATTTTCAATGTATTCACGATATACAGCAATGCGGTCACGAAATATGTCTTGGTGCGCTCGTGTTGCGCCAACATAGGATTGAGTGGCACCAGCCATTGACTCAGATCCAAGAATCAAATTCGAGACTTCAGCATTAACGTGCTCAATAAGACCGGTGAATATATGCTCTGAGTTGGACATTGAAAAAGTCTTGATGTCCACCTCATCATTCAAGCCAGTAACAATAACCTTATTCTGAGCAGCACTGGATATTTCATCTGCCATCCTGTGTCTATCTTGAATACTTTCTCCTTCAGTTTTCCCATGAATTATAGGTTGACCGTAAGTATGGGAGAAATTAACATAGTTGGCAAATGTGAACTTCTTGGCCAAAATCAATGGTGTAGTAGAAGAAAAAAGTCCAAGTGTACCAGAATTAATCAACACATACAGCTTTTCATATTTCTTGTCTTCAAAATCCCAACCCGGTAGCCATATACCCTGTCTGCGAACAATGCGCTTTTGGTCGGGCAAAATATTCCTTCGCTCAATTATATTGACCTCATTCAAACGCTCGGTCCGCTCATTAATCTCAGGACAAATTTCAATGCCAGTATAACCGTAAAGTTTTGCCTCTACGATACCTCGTATGATTTTGGTAAACTGAGTGCCTTGAATTTTTTTAGTTTCTTCTATATCTTTTTCATAGCGACCTTTCTCATTTTGCTTTGCTAACATATATCGTTCACCAACAATCTGAGATTCGAGAGTTTCAAGCACACCAGACAGATGTGCGTCCTGTTGAACACACGCTTCATAAAGGTCAATCAGCTTACTGCGGTCATCAAGCACTGTCCCATTAACAACTTGGTTTTGGACAGATTTGAATCGACAATATCGCTCAATTTCCCTAATATATTCTTGTATTGTTTTTTTGCTTGTGCGGAAAATACTTTCCAGCAAATCAACATTGAATTTATCGTTACTGGTATTCGTAGCCATTAATCTTCGTTTTCAGAAGAATAGCCTGAAGGAACAAATTCAGTTTTTCAAAAGCCAATTCGTCAATCGACAACTGTTGTTAAGTGTTAAACTCTTAATTTTCGATTGTTATTATAATGTGCAATAATCTAATATATTATGTACTTATCAAATGTTAAATGTATAATTTTGCTTTGCTGTGTCAAAAATAGATATTAACTTTGCTCTCGATAACTTAATTGTTCAACTAAAAATCACACCGCAATGAAAACAGGTTTTGATTACTATCGTATCAAAATGGCTTGGACAGCGGAGCAAGAAGACGGCTCTCTGGCCAAAGTTAAGACCGAAGACTTAGTGTACGCATCCAGCTACACAGAGGCAGAAAAAATCGCGTATGCGATTATCGAAGACCAACAGCGTACTCGACACAGTGAGGTTTTGATTGAAATCATCAAGACAAAAATCTCTGAAATGCTGTTCAACGACAATCTACAGCATGTTAACGAGCTCGTCGGAGGCATGGTTTACAATTTCCTTGACCCTGAAGCCGACGAAAACATCGGCATCTATGCCGTTAAGGTAATGATCATCACCATTGATGAAAAAAGTGCAAAAGAAAAACGCACTTATGAGACCATCTACACACCAGCAAGTTCCAACACCGACGCTGCCGAGCGCATTCGCAAGCACCTCAGCATGTCTGATTTCGTTATCCGAGACATCAAATTCGATAAAGCCGAATCTGTCCTTTGGCCTACTGACGAATTCCAGTCCAAGTCTGCAATTGCCTAATGCAAAACGCTACTTCCGGGAAGCGTATTGAAAACATTCTATGCACTGAGCAAGCATTTCCGGAATTTCCCCAACTGCTCATAGGGGAATCATCTGAAACTGGCATTAAATACTTTGATGCCACCGCATATCTCAATAATACCGGTCTTTCAGCATACTCCGCAGAGGACTTCCTGAAAAACTATTTCCATCCAATTAACGCACTCATCACAGCGTATGAATTGGATAAAGGCAAGGTTGCCATCCAAAACCTTGAAAGCCATCTCCTAATTGATTGTAGTTTTATCTACTTGTTTATCTCCTATACTAACCCAGACTTCTTGGCGCACCTCAACGACCGCATTGATGAATTATTCACTCGTGGTTTTTGCGTGTCTGACGCATATCTGTTTAGAACTGCCAAGGACCGGTTAACGCCAGAGGTCTTCTTAAATGGAGATAATGGCACCCGGACAGACTAAAGAAGCTCGAAGAATCCTCGTATTCAACCCACTCAAGAAATTTATTGGAGTTTTTTCATCTCAATTGCAAGCAGCGCGAATTTTAGGGGTCAGAACCCCTACTGTCAAAGCCGCCTGTGATGGCGATGCAATATCCACTTGCAGTTTATATTTGCGATGGTGGGACCCCAAAATTGAAATAGATGTGGATGAAGAATTGGGCGTTCTTACGCTCAAAGAATACGACCAGTTATGTGGCGTTCACCGCAAAGTTTACAAAAACGGACGTATGAATCGCGAGAACTGGAAGTACAACATGAAAGCAACCCCCGAAAAACTTAAAAGCAAAAAGAAAAGAGATGAAAACAATCAAAGTGAAGGTAATCAACCGATCCAATAATCCACTGCCCGAATACAGCACTCTGATGTCGGCAGGCATGGATCTCCGCGCATTTATTGACGAGCCAGTAACAATCAAGCCCAATGAGCGCAAACTTATTCCAAGCGGACTGCACATTCAGCTCCCTGAAGGGTATGAACTTCAGGTACGCCCCCGCAGCGGACTTGCCCTGAAACACGGCATCACTCTCACCAACACCCCCGGCACTGTTGATGCAGACTACCGTGGTGACGTTGGTGCAATAGTCCATAATCTTGGCACAGAAGATTTCGTTGTCAACAATGGAGATCGCATCTGCCAGATTGTTGCAAAGGAATTTGTTCGCATTGAATGGATTCCCACAGACAGCCTCGACGAAACAGAACGTGGAGAAGGTGGCTTTGGTCACACAAAGGTAAAATAATCAATCACTGGAGAGGGCCATTCACAAGCTCTCTCCAGCAAACATATTCTTATGAGCACCATAATTTATAAAGAACTCGCTTATGGAAGTAAGCCGGTTAGAGTTCTAATTGACGAAGGCGGAACTATATGGCTATGCGCATACGACATTTGTCGTGTGATGAGCCGCCCACAGTTCATGTGTACCAACCCAATCTACACCATGTGCCCATCTGCCGTCAAACTAAAATTTGATCCGAGGCGAGAGGCAATGTGGGCAATACGCAGAAAGGATGTAGCCAAATACTTCTACCTCATTAAGAACGAAAGCTCTCATACCGCAAGGACTTACAAGCAAGTGGTAGAATGGGCCGAAGGTTTAACGCCAGAGGTTATTGTCAATGCCAGCGGAGTAACCCATAAAACGGTCAAAGCTGCTCAAAACAAAACTTCCTCCTCTGAAATAACTGTATTCCAATACAATGGAACCAACATTTCCTTCTTGGCTGGAGAAGATACAACTATCAATGCCACGGAAATGGCCCAAGCATTCAATAAATCCGTATATGATTGGACTCGACAAAAATCTACTAAAGAGTTTGTAAAAACTCTATCATCAATCAAGGGAATCCCCTGTTCGGCTCTTATTCAGGCTGTTAAAGGAGGTAATGATCGAGATAAGCAAGGAACTTGGATGCACGAAGATGTCGCTATCGAGTTCGCCCATTGGCTGTCTCCAGCGTTTGCAATATGGTGTAATGACCGAACTAAGGAACTGTTGAGACACGGCATGACGGCAATGTCCAAAACTCTTGATGAGATGATTGACAATCCAGACCTCGTAATCGGAATGGCAATGCGTCTCAAAGAGGAGCGAGCAGCTAAAGAACTGGCGCAACGAGAACGAGCCGAAGCTCTCCAAGAGCTGTCTGCTACATCAAACAGACTGTCAATAGCAACGCCAAAGGCCAATTATTACGATGCAGTCATTGAAGCACGAGAGTTATATACCACACTTCAACTTGCTGGAGAACTTGGAATGTGCTATCGTACACTCCGCTGTAAACTTGCCAAACTTGGCGTAGTTACAACCGATAAAGGACCGGCCATCCTTACTTCAGGACATGAAGATTGGGGAGAAATGGTGATGACACCCGGTCCAAAAAAGTGTGAATTCCTGAAATGGAATAAATTAGGGCGTGAAAAGATTTTCGCTCTAATTAACCCCGAACTTCCAACCTAAATCACATTCTTGTCGCAAACATTGTACAATGTTTGCGACAAGAAAATTTCATCAAAATATGAACAATCAGCAATATGCAGCAGAACTTGTCGAAAAACTCAAAGAGTACAATCGACAATACAGACTGGGAAGCCCAAATATCTCAGATTTAGAATACGACCAGATAGTCGATGCTCTACGAGAGTTGGATCCGAACAATGCGTGGTTCACCCAGATTGAGCCAGCTCCAGTTCCGGGTTCTCGTAAACGAAGGCTTCCAATTCCTATGAAATCGCTCAATAAAGTCAAAAGTTTGGCCGATGTCAAGCAATGGCTAAACTCTCTTGCCATTCCACCAACAGCGTCGATAGTCATCACTCCAAAATTTGACGGTGTATCATGGCTCCATGATGAGGCAACAGGAATGACTTACTCTCGTGGCGGTTCTGAAAATGAAGGGCAAGATTGCTCCTTACACTACAAAAATGGCATGTTCAGCGATTATGCTGAAAGTCATGGTTACATCTCGCCTAAAATAACTTTTGGCGAATTGGTGTTCCGTTGTAAAATGTGGGATGTGAACTATGTAAAGAAAAACTCTCCGTACAAGTCACCCAGAAACACAGCGGCGGGATTCATTAACCGAGATGTAGTGCCGCCTGTGGAAATGATGACGCTTGATTTCTTCAGATACGGAGTAGGAGACGAAAGTCTGGAAGAATACGACACATACACACAGTTGTATGATGCTTTAAGCAAGACATTTGGTCAGCCTAATCTGAAATGGACCATCCCAGTTGAGCAACTTTCGGAAGAGCTTCTTTCAAGATTATTCATTGAATGGCGCAAAATCTACTATATTGATGGGCTTGTCATTTATCTTGATGACCTTATCTTATGGAAGGTGATCGGTAGGCAACAAAATACTGGCAATCCTCTTTACGCAATGGCCTACAAGCATCCAGATTTTACAGAGTCTTTTGAGACAACTGTGAAAGGAATTGACTGGAATGTGAGCAAAGCAGGCGCATTGAAGCCAGTAGTCAATATAGAAGCTGTTGACACCGGTGACTGTACGATGGAGAATCCCACTGGCTATAATGCTGGGTGGTGTAAAGCGAATCGTATTGCAACCGGTTCACGCATCCTTGTTACTCGTTCTGGTGGTGTTATTCCCAAGATACTGGAAACAATCTGTGGGAAAACGTTCAGCGAACCTAAAATATGTCCGGCCTGTGGTGCACCTACGCAATATGATGAAAAAGGCATTGAGCTATATTGCACCAATCCTGAATGTAAGGGACGCAAATTGGCGAAGATTGCTCACTTTTTGAATATTGTTGGCGTTGAAAATATTGGCGATGAAACAATTGCCAAGATGTTTAATGCTGGACATCAATCCATCAAATCCATTCTCAATATCACTTGGGACGAACTGATGGATATTGAAGGGTTTGGGGAAGTTATCTCAAACAACATTCTCGATCAAATGAGAAAAATCAAAGAAGGCATTGATTTGGCTACTTTGATGCACGCCAGCGACTGCTTTCAGGGAATTGGAAAGATAAAGGCTCAGAAAATTCTCGATGAAATGTCGCCCACAACTTTCGATTGGTTCATTCGTGGTAAAGTCGAGCGAGTTTGGCCGTCAAATCAGGAATTGGCTACACTATCAAAAACTCAGCAGTCCTTTGTTTTAGGGATTGTGCCCTTCCACGAGTTTCTAATAGAAACAGACATACCCTTCAAGATTGCCACTCAGGTTGTTGACAAAGACGGCAAATACAAAGGGATAACTGTTTGTTTCTCAGGAGTGCGTGATGCCGCTCTTGAAGAAGAAATTAAAGCTGGTGGTGGCACTATTGCGTCCGGAGTTTCCAAGAAAACAACCCATCTGGTTGTAAAAGATACCAACGGAACCTCCAGCAAAATTTCTAAAGCCAAGGACCTCGGAATTCAAATACTTAGTATGGAAGATTTCAAAAACAAATTCTAAATATGGGGAGCAGCTGCTCCCCATATTTATTTGACATCATATATATTACGATTTTTACACAAAGAAAATATACAATTTATTTGTTGGTGTGAAAAATTAAACTTAACTTTGCTATCGAAACTGAAAGAGACAATCTATGGCAAAGAAAAATCAACTCACAACCGCAGATCATTTGGAATACTCTGAGTATCTCAAACTGGTCGATGGGCTGCATGAAGATAAGGAATATTTTTGGGAATTGTATGCCCGATTATCATTCTGTACCGCTTGTCGTGCCTCCGATGTGCTTCAACTTCGATGGGTTGATGTTCTCGACAAAACTGAAACGGTTGTTCTGGAAAAGAAAACAGGCAAGCCTCGCAAAATTTCATTCAACAAATCAGTCCGAGATAAACTCCGTGAACTCTGGACCCTCATGGGCTGTCCCAATAAGGCTTTATACATCTTCCAGACAAATCGGACCGGCCAGCCAATGACCATTCAAAATGTCAACCAACAGCTAAAACTGTTCAAATATAAATATCGCCTCAATATCAATCATTTTTCCACTCATACTTTCAGGAAAACATTCGGGCGATATGTTTATGACACAAATGGCCATAGTGCTGAAAGTCTCATTCTTTTGAACAAGATACTAAACCATTCCAATATTCAAGTCACAAAAACCTATATTGGAATTACACAAGACGAAATCAATGACGTATTCAACTCGATACGTTTCTGATTCCATATAGGCATTAGCCACATAAATTGACGTGCGACACAGTTTCGCACCCTTCTATCTCATCGACAAACCGGCTGACAAAGCCAAACTGAATTCGTATGAAGAATCATGCAGAAGGGTGTGGTGTGCCGCATGTGTACGTTTGTGCCAAGTGTGGCAGCATAGTTCACCCTCACGAATTTCATCGTGATCCTCAAATTTACGACCGGATGCTTAATGATTCGGTCTGCTTTGAGTGTGCGTATTGGATGAACATCATCGACCATCGTATGAACTACGATTACATTATCGAACATCAGTATTATGCTGTGCTTCCGATAATCAAGCCAAAGAAAAAAATTGCGCATATTTTGACGCATGAAGGCCACATCATTCATTCTTCAGAGCTATTCAGATATGGAGAGATACCTGAACGATTTTGGAATGACCTTCCAAACAATGCGAATTTCATCACTCATCAGAAGGCTAAGTCTATTAGCGTCAATTCAGAATTCCATTGTGACAGAATTGGCTGCTGGGATAGAAAATACTGTTTCTGGTTTCATGGTCAGATGGACTGGAATGAGATTCCCAAGAATCACGAGGTAGGCTCTGAAAACTGTCCAATGTTTATCAACAAATTAAATCCAAAGCAATGATGCTTGCAATCAAAATCATCGCTGGCTTAATAGCTCTCGGTTTGGTTGGATTCTTTGTGTGGTTCATCCATATCGTAGTGATGGCTATTATATTTGACAACCGCCAATGCAAGAATTGTCCAATGAAAGAACAATGTCAAGACGCCGTAACCGCCGGTCTACCTACGCTTTGCAATAATTCAACACCTCTATATACCCGACAATTATGGTAACAGTCAATATTATCAAATTCTACGATGACGTGATGATAGAGTTTGACGCAAACTTCAGATTAATGGTCAAATTCATCAAAAGACAAGAAATTGAATATCGAAACTGGATATTCAAGCACATCTGCCGTTACCACTCAGCAATTGCTAAACTCATAACTGGAAGCAGCGTCAAGACTGTCAGCCAACAAAATATCAGAAATCATACATGGAAAAAGAAAAAATCTATCGCACCCCTCGTGCCGGAGTTGAATATGCTCCTAATAGTGGTAATCTTCTGCTGACACGATGTCCAGAGTGCTACCGCGAAAACTATATGCTCAATGTGGCGTATGGTATCTGCACTTGGTGTGGGTATAATGCCCACAAAGATCCTCAGATAATTAACTTTCTCAAAAGACTGAACGATGAATAAACAAGAATTTGAACAACTGTCAGGAATTTTCGACGAGATAGCCTTCATCGAGAAACTGGAACAAATGGCAAAGAATAGTGGCAATGGCGGCTTGCTATTTATGGCAACACCAGCTATTCCTCGAATTCATTTTAGTAGCAACTGGGCCCTACAATCAAGTGACAATTGCATAACTATCCCTGAAAATCTTTCAAGGCTCATTCTTGCAAACCTTGTGAGCTACAAAGACGTGGTGAAAGACATCGTTAGCAATCTCGCAGTGGTGGACAAATCAGCCATTCCTGACCCGCCTGAAGACGATGCAGATGTGGACACGCCTGAAAGCGAAGATAACTCGGAAGACTAAAAATCAGCCGGGCAGCTATTAGTATGCCCGGCTATCTTTATTGACGAGTAAGTATGAACGAATATAAACAATTATACTAAGTAAGACTATTCTTCCACGAAACTCCAAAGATAAAATGACACAGACAGAAAACAAAAGAGTGAAAGAGTTTGCAAAATCTCTAATTGAAACATTTGGTTATACATTCCAAGTGCCGAGCCGTGAAATTGCCAAAGAATTGAAATCGGTTAGCTACATCACTGCAAACAAGTATTTGAAACTACTTTGCGATGACGGCTATATGACCCGTGAAATGACATCACGCAAACATGGCTGGAGATACAAGTTTAATAAAAAAATTTTTCAATTACTTTATATAGATGGCCAATTCTAAACCAAAATTCAAAATGAGCTTCGACGAGATGGCTGAGTTATTTGCCCACGAGCATCCAGAACTTATTCCCAACAAATCAAACGTGGGCCGATTTGCTCGTAAGCTGGGATATAAACCAGTAAAACAAGTCATCAACTACAAACAAATCTATTCATATTTCAACTCAGAACTCCGTGACAATGACTGAACAAAAACTAATCTATAGTCAACATCTGAGATGCTTGGCAAGATTGTTGAAGAACACTGCACAGACAGCTGTCTTCACCTATCTGTTTGATGAGTATCTTTTATTGTTGCGACAAGGAATTTCAAATCCGGGCTTCATTGTGTCCAATTCGCAAATCGCTGAAAACACAGGGGTGGATCGCGGACGAGTGGAAATATATCTGCGAAAACTTGAAGAACTTGGGCTGATTGTCATATCTGGCAAGAATGTCTTTGTAAAGGCTGATTATCTGTTTGCGGTTTCGTCATTGTTGTACGAAAAGAAAACTGCAATCGAGAAAAGAGCTGTGTGTACGGCTTTTCAGAATAATGATATTGCCACTCTGAACAAATTGGGATTAACAGAGTGCAAAGAGGCTGAACGCTTCTTTTCTAACATGCCGGGGAGCATAGAGTCGAAAAAACAGCAGAATGTAGAAAATCCCGCAACTCTGTCGAATATTCTACAAACTGATGAATATCCCGCAGAGTTGCTGGATATGCGACATATTTTTAAGGCTGTATATGATGTATTTTCGACAAAATCTGAGTTTGTTGCACGTTTTTACGACAAAAATGCTGAAAAAACTACACAAGAAACAGTCTTAAAACTCGCCGACAGCATTTATGATGAAAATACAGCATCTTCACTCTCAGAAGTTATCAAAAGACTGATGGATTTTCTACGCTTTGGAGTGTCGAAAATCCCGCATTTTGTTGAATTTCCTACACCAGTAATAAATATAGAGAAAGAAAATAATAAAAGAAATATCCAGAGCGAAGCTCTGGTTAAAGAAAGGGGGGAACAAAACGAAAAAGACGACAACGAAATCGAAGATGACGGACTAACAAGAGAGGAACGTTCTCAGAAAAGAAAAAATATTTTTGAACAGTTTAGAACTGTTGAAGCTGTTGAGATGACTCAAGCTGTTTCAACAGTTAGGAACTCTTCAGAAATTTCTTCAAGAAGAAAAAGCTGGTCTTACCCTATGCTTCCAGTTGATGAAGTTGACAGAATAATCTCAGATGTTTCTTATGCAGCTTCCAGTCCTCTTAAACTTTTCATCAATACTGTTTGGTGGACTCTTTATGACAGTCTCCAGAATTCTGAAGATTTTGATGAGGATGAAGAACTCTCAGAAGATTTCGATATTGAAGGCTACGGCTATCCAATCGAGGACTTCCAGCAAAACATTCTTGAAACAGCCTACGAAGAAGTCCAAGGTAATATGGAAAAGGGTTGTGTAGAGTTGGAAGGTGGAGAATCAATTCCAGTAACCTTTACCGAAATGTTCTCAGTTGACTTGCTGGATAAAATTTTCAAGTGGGAACAGACAGACTTGAGCCATCAGGAATCTGTCTATAAGATTTCCAAGTCCGGCATCTTTGATGTGACAGCAGAAAGAGTAGAGCGGGCCAACCAACCTCAGACAAGAGAAGAAAAAAGAACGGCAGTAAAGGACAGTCTGGAATATATGACCAAACTTTACCTAATTCACAACACCGGTCATGCTTATCTCAGGCTTCTCACTCCAATCGAGAAACTGGCAGCAAACTTCATCATAGCTTACATGAAGCCGGATAAGAGAGAAGGCGATCCTATCCTACGATTCTCAGCTGATCCGGAAAAGGAAAACGTAACTTCGGAAGGAGCCATCAACAAATGGGGATGGAAACAAGTGGTTTTGAAGGTTACTGATGCCGGTTATACCACACAGGAATTCCTCAGCTGCCTTCTTAGCAACAAAGGACCTACCCAATATGAACAACTCATCATCCAGCCTTGTATGTTCTTTGCAGAGGGTATCAGGACTCTAAACAAAGTTCATGGAGACGAGAGCATCATAGACTCGATAACGATAGAATCTCTCAGAGAAGATGAATAACAGAAACGACCACTCACGAAATGTCAGTGGTCGTTTAATTTTATCTTGGTTCACTTGAAAGAGTGGCGAGATAGTTTCGGATAATCTCAGTAATTTGGCCGACAACTTCCAGCCCGCTTGCATTTGATGTGAAGTAATTTCCAGCGAGAAGGCGGTTGGTTGATGTTTGATTGTTTTTTTCGATGTCTGACACCAGTTGGAACTTGTCGTTAATGTACCAGTATTTCTTGCCTTCCTCGACCCTCATCGTTATAGGCTCAACCCTATGTCGGTTCTGGTTCCAAGTCCTACCATAACGCTCCAGTTCTCTGTTCAGTCTTCGTTGACACGATATGCCGTTCATTTTGCTTTGTCGTTTGTCTCCATTATCCATCGGCTCAAACCAGAAGTCATGGAGATTTACAATACCTTTTTCGTGCATTGAAAAACCACACGCTTTTGTTTCGTAGATGTAGTAGCAATAAAGTTCAACCTCTCCCGATAATTGATCCACAGTGCGGATTACACCCAGCCCCTTTATCCCTTTGCCATGAAAGATTACCCGGTCATTGATTTCAGGAATATGTTTGCAGATTAAGTCGTAGGTCTTCCAGCTGAATTGGAGCTTATTTCTCAGCATTACTCCACGACAGCCGTGTATTTCATCCTCAGAGGCCGTTTTTAAGCTCTCTGTGTCGATTTTGGAGTGTTCGGTAAGGATTTTATCGTCCGAGAGCCTTCCGACGATTGTAGCGGCCTTAAAATCGCATTTTCCGATAATCACCGTGCTGTCTTCATACTTTGCGATGTCACCGCTGCCAAATCCTGTCTCATACCATTGGATGAATTCGGAAGCTGTAATGCCGCTCTCAGGATTAAATTCGGCATTGACGGTAAATTCAGCCTTGTCTTTACAAAAAGCTGAAATCATTTCCCAGTCTGTTCGGGAACGATATGAATTAGATGCCAAAAAACTTTGGATCTGTAGGTCGGTTTTAGCCATATAGCGAGATATACTAAATCAATTTAAGCGCAAATTTACGCACATTTTCGAGAATCGTAAAATTTGATTGGAAAAATTCCGAAATTCTCAGGAAATCAGACTTAGAAATTTGGGGGTCCGGAAAAAATCGGAAAAGCATATAGGGGAGTTTTTATATTTCGACCAAATGATATTTTTAACACCAAATCTGAAGGGTCGAATATGGTTCGCATAATAATGTGTGAATTTGCCCATTTTTAAGCCCTCTGAGCGAGTTTTGAACCCTTGGTAATATAAATGGTCATCTGAGGTGAGAAAGGCCGCCAGACGAAAGATATGGAAGTTGTATGAATTTTGATGACTGAAAGAGCTTGACTTACCCTGAAAATGAGACTTAAAAAATCGGGGTCGGCAATATATATGGAATCCGCACCAGATGGTACACCCTCCCTTTTATTATTTTATTGATTATCAAGTAGTTAAGACTTTCACTTACTACAAAAGTGAAAGTATATCATTGATTAACAGCTGTTTAGATGCCAATTTTAGTCAGTTAACATTTGATAAGCAAAAACCTTAATTTTTGTTAAGAATTAACTTCGCTATTGCATAGACTCCAGTCTTTTTGTATATCGTGCGTGTATGTGTGCGTGTTGCGTACCTTAATAAGCCAAAAAGAGATTTATGCTAATTTGTTGACAATCAATAAATTACATATCTACATAATGTAATATGTTAAATTATTTAACAAATAGACCTATTTGGTACAATTTCCTAAATTTGCTATTTGCCTAATACCCAACCACTTACAAAATACAAAGTGTTAAAGAAATGTTAAACCACAGAATTTATTTTGTGGGGTCAAATATTAGCCCTAACTTTGCATTGTCAAGTTAAAACAACAACAACGACAACCACAAATTAGCAAACTGGCTACTTAGTGCAAAGTAGTATTGCGGTGCAGGGAAAGCAATCCAAAACACGCCCTAACTATGCGAATTATTAACTAAATTGTGTAACAACTTTAACACCCAAATTACACCCAAACAAAAGCGCGTAAAAGCGTGAAATCGTAACACATACATAGCAACGGAAAGCGAAAGCGAAAACCGTTCTGAATAGGTGCAGATATGTGCCTAAACAGGAAAGAAACACCCCTGACTGTAATGCTCAGTTATCAAATATGCTCGTGCAAATCGTCGTCGGGAACAGGGGGTGCTATATGTAAGCGCAAACAAAATGTGCATATAGCGAGGTCGAAAAACGTGTCACAGCGTGTTGTGCCAATATTATGCGCCATTGGTATCTAACAACGAATTGGAAGCACTGAAACGCGAATTGTGCCAAAGGTATGCCCTGTTGCAACCTTATGATTAGAGGCGGTCAGTGAGTGGCGAAAAACTGTGCCATAACTATGCGGAAACGCTTCGATTATTGCCCTTGTGTAATAATTTTAGGAACTGTTGTATAGTGACCAAAGTCCCCTGTGGAAGTGCCGAAAGTGCGCTTAAAGCGAGAGCGAGGGAGTGCCACACCTATGCGAAACGTCTTAGGAGTAAGTAATGCCGTAATTGCCTGAAATGGCTTGGTGTGAAACTATCGCAAGTGGTTTGCCCTTTGAAACATCGCATAGGTAGGAAAGCGCGAAATCTGAACACGATTTTGCGGAGTGTAGAGGGTGAAATCTGCACTCTGCAATCTTATGAACTTAGACCGTGCCATTCTCCGGAATGGTGTGGAAACTCCCTATATTGGTGAGTGTGGCAGGTTCGACTCCTGTCACGGTCACAATGCGCTATTGCAGAAAATGCCTAAAAACCGAAAAATTATGGCAACTATCACTCGTTACAACAGTGTTCAATTCTCCGAAGTGTCTAACAACCAGCTTGCCGGTGTCGCTCTTGTGTACCGCTCCGTGCGCAAAGACGGAACTGTCACTGAAACGTGCATCCACCTTGGAGGCGCGGAGTTCGTGCCTGAAAACGGAACTGCCGATGAAGTGTTCCGTGTGTGGAAAAACGCAATCAAAATCCATTGGGACGCAAAGCGTTCCGAGGCAGGGCTTAAAGTAGACAATGGCGGCATTGCCGTTAAACTCCGTGCCAGCACTCCGGCTGAAATCATCGTGCGTAAAACCGACGGCAAAACCGTTCTCCGTTGGGACGCTGAAAGCTCAATCTTTGCTCGTGTAGGCATTATGCCGACCGCCAAGGATTTGCAGGAACTGACCCGCGACTACAAAAAGAAAATGCACAAAGCGGCTAAAGCGTCGTTTGACGCCCTCAAAATGAAATTTGAGTTTGAGGCTGCTGTGCCCTCAACCGTGGAAGTGCCTGCTGAAGCTGAAAAGTCTGAGGCTGCTGCATAAGGTCTGACAATCAACATACTCAAGGCGCATTTCCGGTATTGCCGGAAGTGTGCCTTCGCTACGTCTAAACTCTTCCAGAATGTCAATGTGCGCACTGTCTGAAAACGTGTGCAAAGATAATAAATTCTGGTGGAATGGCACAACGAAAAGCGTGAAATTCTAAGGAATTTTGCGAGGCGTGATATAGGCTCAATTTCCTAAAGTGCCAACAAAATCAATAAAATGCAACAACTATGCTCTACTCAGAATTTACAGACCGTACCGGTGCCACAATTGGAGCCGAAATATACCACAAACTTGTGGAACCGCCTTACTACGACTATCCCGGCGATAAGGATGAATATTGCCGTGACTGGCTTGTGCGACAAATGGCGTTGATGACTGAAACGCTTGTGGATTGTCAAAAACGCAGCCGAAAGCCGAATTGGACTGACAACGACCAATTACTGTGGGATGTGGCAAAGAAGCAGTTTGCTATCTATGCCGAAAAACTTACAAAGTTGAACATTAAATTAGGATATAACCAATGAACGAAACAATTGAAAGCCTCAAGAAACAGCTCCACGAGGTGAACCGTGACATTATTGGAATGTTGCAGGCCGGAGCAAATACCGAGAAAGCACAAAAAGTGCTAAAAGATGCCCGTGAATACCGCGAAAGTCTTGAAGATGATTTGCGGATTGCTGTGAACAAACAAGGCAGAGCTGATGAGCCTGTAATCGTCGGAGTAATGATAATATCCTTGAATTGAAATGAAACCATCAACAATTTTCTGTGCCATACTTGGGCTTGTGTTCGGTGCTCAAATACTATCACTCCATACCAGCGCGTCAAGCCCGATGACTGAAACGCTTGCAGAAGAAGCATATCTGGAGGACAACCACGCCTCATCCGGAATGTTCTTTAGTTCTGCAAATGTGGTGGAGGAATATGAATACGATGACGCATATTGCTTGCTCTACGATGATGCCGACGCTAATATGTTCAACGTTGAAATCTGCGTTGACCTCGAAACCTATCAATTAGTGTGTAAGGCAATAAAAGACAATCGTGAACTTGTCGGCCAACTTGTGCTGAATGACGATTACAGCTTTGATGGCGTGGAAGTGTTCACATTTATGCCGGAGCCTGAGTTTGAGATGGCTAATGCGAGTGCTAACATTTGAGAAAGGAGGTGATTTATCACAGAAAATATTTTGTGGAATAAGGATAAATTGTTAACTTTGCCATACAAATCCAAAAGTATGGCACAATTACATTATATCCGAGAAATAATGCAACGTCAAGGCGTTAGCATTACTGAACTTGCCAATCGTCTGGGTGTCTCTCAACAATCTGCAAGTTCCCACCTTGTTCATGACCTCCGATTAAGTAAGGCAAAAAACATTGCTGATGCTCTTGGGGTGTCACTACCTGCTCTATTCGTAGAGCCTGAAATATACACCCAATCAGCACCAGAAGAAAACAAAACAGCAATTGTACGCTGCCCAAAGTGCGGATCGGAGCTTGAATTGTCCGTGAAGCACAAGTAAAAATAAACAAAACAGTAAACCCAACCGGGCCGACGCTTTAACGAGTGCCGGCCTTTTTTGTGCCCAAAAATGAAAAAGACAATCAAAAATATCGTGAGATTAGCAGAGGATTTGTACTTCATATTCTCAGTTGAAATACTGAAACGCCGCTTAGGCATTGAGAACGCAGTGTATCTCGCATGGCATAGAAAACGTGCCAAACGACTTCAAATAATGCTGGATATTGAACACGGAACGAATATCGCCAGCGCATATTAACATAGGTTAAAGTACAACAAGCGGACAACATAGGACATAAAACGTGCCTATTCTTCGCAAAACAACCACAGAAACTATGAAACAAATAATCTGGACCAGTGAAATGTTCCATGACGAGAAAGCGCGTAAGGAGCACGAAGATTTCAGACGTGAATACTTTGATGACGAAGAAAACCAGCCTGCCGAATTATCCGATGAAGATTGGTATCGAGTCGTCAATGGTTTTCTTGATGACGAGCGAATGAACCTTAACAAGCCTGTAGATGGTGTAATCATCGCCTTTGCCAATATGGGCTTATGGAATGGCAGACATCAAGGCTACAAAATACTTGGCTCGACAATTAACGACATCTTCAGTGTGTACGAAGATGGCAACGAATGGTACGGAGATGGCTTCAACATTCGTGGTTGCCTGAGTCATCATGATGGCACACACTATGTGTTGTACCGTGTCGCCAAAGACCGTGAAGATGCTGAAAGAATTGCCGACCTCATCTACAATCGGCAAATTGACGAGGCAGGTTTTCGTAAGCGAACCCGCTCACTTTATCCCTATGTTGCCAACATCTACGGATGGAAGGCTGGAAGATTTAACAAAACAAAAGCAGCAGTATGAAACCTATAATCAAAATGATGGCTTTTCCTCATTCGGACAAGCTGTTTACAAACCCTGATGCGGAAGCAGAGGAAGCGAGCCGCATACACCACGAAGAGTTCATTTCCGATAGTCGTATGGCAAGTGGCTGGTACTTCCACGGACATCTCGAAGCTGACCTTGGTTACGACCTTGGTGTAATTATAAACAAGGAAGAATTACCGGTTCAAGGCCTGAGGGTTCATTACAGCGACGGAAAATCGAAAATTCTCCAGTATATTCCTGAAGGTATTTATCAAGTTCAAGTGCATGGTGTGGAAACTCCTTGCATTGGGTATTTCTGGCCGTTTGTAAACGAAAGTAAACGTGCCCCAGAACTCAACAGCGTAGAAATGCGTGGTCTTGTTTGCTACATCAACGATGGTGATGCAAACGCCTACGCTCGTCGTCAATATAATCAAAAATCAACTTGCTTATGAAAAACGCAAATGAATTTTTCTCTTCTCTTCCCGCATGGGGAATTGAAGAAATGACCGGCTATAAGCCTTGTACCACATTCTGGCAGGACTTCAGCATTGCCGATGTGTTTGTCTTGAATGGTCAGGAGCCCGATGCGGTTCTCGACACCCACCGACGTTCATGGTCTACGGTGAAAGAATTTGGCCTCGGTATCAAGGGCCTTACAGAGTATATAATGGTGCTGAATTGGAAAATTCACCAGCATTACCCAGAACACGAGGAACTTGCTCGACAGTATGACGCCCTTTGGAAAGAAACCGACGCTTGGGCGATGGAAAATCTGAAAGGTGACGATCTGACATATTATCTCGACACAACGGACTGATATGATACATTACTACTGCGCTCCGGCCACCGCTGAAGTGGTTGAATACTTACGATTTGGTGGCCGCGAGTTTTATACTCACAAGGAAGGGCCGGACAGACATCTGACAGTACGGTTCCTCGCTACAGAGGAATATGTGAAGAAGATGCGAGAACGTCCATTTCTCAAAAATGTAGAAATCACAAGAAAAGCCTGATATGGATTACGATACTCATTTCAAAGAATGTGGATGGCAATGCAAACTTGTCAAACCGTGGCGTGGCTATCATCACCGTGGATATAGGCCGTGGTGTGGCTATCATGAAGGTATAATTATAGGTAAGTCAGGCAACTTCTTCGTTGTTAAATTCTTTGGCGGAGCAACTGCAATGTTTAACGCTGATGAAATATACTTCGATTAGAAAGAAAAGTTAAAAGCGATATTAAGGATAGTTAAAGAAGCGGGGGGGGGCCAAACTGAAAACCCCCACTGCCCCCTTCTTTACATCATACCACCACACCAAACCACTCAT